TTTTTTTTTTTTTTTTTTTTTTTTTTTCTTTTAAATAAATTCGCATCTAATATCCTACTATTTCTATGTCTATATCTATAATACCTAGCAATTAAAGGAATGACGCCTATAATTAGGCGTCTTATTACGCAGTGGAGTATCATCGCCTACTCGTATAAATGTTTTCTCTGAAATAAGCGGCATAATAAATGATAAATCTGTCTCAAACAAACTTTGAGATTTAGGAACTACTTTTACTTCTTCGTCAATGTTTGGGAGTTCCTCGTAACAATACTGTCTAACTGGAAATGCTCCTAATTGCCAGTCTTCTTCGTCCTCTTCATAATCAAATTTCTCTCCAGGTATGTCTTCGCCTTCTTCTAGTTCTTCGTCTTCATCGAATAATTTTTCTCCACAATAGGATCTGATAATACCATTATCCTGACTGCCGATAAGCTCTTTAATATCAATGACAACTGGCTCATCTTCAGGTAGTCCTTGTAAACGGCGATTTGCTTTTTTTAGCGCCAGTATTTCTGCCTTTTGTCTTTCGATAAATTCTTTCAAAGCTGAATTTTCAAAGGTTAAATCACCAATAGCTAGCTCCATCCATCTATTTTCCCGATTTTTGGCACTCCAATATTGTTCCACTGACATCTGATCCATAACAGCACTAATTTGCTTATTATCTGATGACATGATTTGTTTGCTTTTAAAAGTTATATTGCTCTTTGTAATAGTAACTTAAACTATATACTTAATTAGTATTTCATTTTTTTTAAAATAAATATAAAATTTACAAAAAAATGATGTTAACTAAAAATTTATAAATTTTTTATTTTTACACCTTTTCTATCCACGAAGGGGGCATCTTGAATGAGACTTGGTGTAAAAAGTAGAGCAAAAAAAAATTTTTATTATTTAAATTTTTACCTATCTATTAACTACATAGCTACATAGCTATAATTTTTTAAAAGTATACTAACTACATAGCTACATAGCTACCTAACTATTTTGGCTCTCCGCTTCGCTTACGACCTTTCTTAAAGGTGGAATTATTCATTTCCACAGAGCCATTTACTATTTGTAATTTTTTTAGGGGATACAAGTTCTACAGGCAAAGTAGCCACCGGATGCTGTTTTTCCGCAAAGATCGCACCAATTTTCTTCATCTTCGTCTCCAAATCTGCCACCTTTTGCTCTAATACATTGCCCTGTCTAGTAGTTGGAGTAAACCATTTACTAGTATGAACTGCTTCGTCTCCATATATGTGTTCAGGTCTAGTAAAGTCACGAGCACTTTTGTCTAGCCAATATTGATTATTTGGCATAATAAGATCCCGCATATTACGCCAAGATGCCTGCTGAGTTTCTTGGTCAAATAAACTTTCGGTTACTTTTTGAACAGCATAACGTAGTGACATAACATTATCTTTAGTTTTATAAGTTAAATCGGCAACTTTATCTGTCTGTGCGGCAAATTTTTTCTCAAGCTCTGCCATACTCTTCTCCAGCGCATCACCCTGTCTAGTAGTAGGCCAGATAGTATAGTAATCTGGATCATCTTGAGGTCTTTCTAGTTCTTGGTCTCCTTTAAGCACTGCCAAATGCATAGCAATTGTTTCACTTTGTTTTTCTTGATTGAAAAGCCCTCCAAGAAGTTGATATACTGTGTCTTGTAATCTTGTGATTTGAATATCCTGTTTACGAATAATTTCTCCTTGGTCCGCAACAGTTTGTTTCAACTCTTCAAAATCAGAAAATCCCTTTAAATTCATTTCAATTGTGTTCATGTTTAACAAATTTTAGTATAATAGTTGTATCTTTAATTAAATATAAAAAAAGTATTTCAATTTTTTTTTCTACTTTTCTACTTTTTTAAAGTAGAGCAAAAAAATTTTTAACAATTAATTATACTTTTTTTAAAAGTATACTAAGCATCTAAACTTGTAATTGTATCATAGGTACATTCACAAACCCAATTATATATATCCTCACCAATTATAAGCCTGCGATGTGGTTTGAAGTCTGTTACCTTAAATTTATTACCATTTACAATAAGAAATCCACCCTGCAGAGTGCGTCCATTTTCATCTTCCTTACAAATAAGGACAATACATATATTTCCATCTGTTGAAATCTTACGAAGTAGAAAGCCTTGATTTCCTAGCTGAAAACGAGAGCAATAGAATGTGAATGGCTCATTTTGTAAATAACTTGAACAATTTTTCTTTTTAAAAATAATATCATTATCATTTTCATCAAATGACATCTCTATCTCTAAAGGTTTCCATCTTGGAGCTGGACAAAATCCAAAGCAGCAACCAATGTCTTCATTTTCATCAATAAATTGTTGGCTCATTCTATTTGATATCTTGATATAATAATCTTAATATTATTTTTAATAAAGTATTTCAATTTTTTTACCTTTACAGTTAATAATCATCTACTTATAAAATAAAAAAAATAAATTTTTAATAATTATTATTTTATTCAAACAACTTATATAACAACTTATCTAACTACTTATCAAACTACTTATCAAACTACTTATCTAACTACTTATCTAACTACTTATATAACTACTTATCTAACTACTTATCTAACTACTTTTTAAAAAGTAGTTTTAAACATGTATAAAAGGCATCTTTGGTTGAGCTCTATAGTCGACTTCATTCATGTGTTGATCTAAATTTACGCATATATCATATAGGTCTTCTTCCATATCTTGTAGATAGTTGAAGTTATCATCGATATGTTCAATGTGGAACATCTCTTCTGCTGCGACTGGAATAGGTTGACATATTGTTTCAAGGTCACGTATCCAGTTGTCATCTTCTTCAACGAGAGCAACAACAGGTGCTTCTTCAACAACAGGTGCTTCAACGGCGATAGCAGGAGCAGGTCTGTAATTGGTAATTAATATGCGAAGTTTACCCCACAAATCATTCGTAGCTCTCTCTAAGTCTTCCATGTTATTCTCGTATTCATCATGTTCCATAAGCGCATCAGCTAAGAGTTGTTCGTAAGTAACGCCTTGTGCTCTTAAGGCAGCCGCAACTAGTTCTAATGAAGGGACCACGATCTCCTCTTCTATTTGTTCAACATACTGAAATTCGGCAACAATGTCCTCCTGGTCATGTTCAATCCCATCGAGCAGATTGGTGAAAAGGCGAAGTCCGCGGAGAGCATCATCATCATCATCGTCATCGCTGTCATCATCATCGCTGTCACCTTCATGACTGTCATCATCAAGCAATGTCGCATCATCTTCTTCCTCCTCATCCTCTTGAGGATGCTCGGCCATAAGAGCACGGCAGCAGGGGCATCCGAAACCATTGCGAGTAATGTTAGCCATGAGGCAACTCGCATGAAATTTATGTCGACACTCAGTAGTAATATTATTTGTAACTCCAATAGTATCGTAACAGATAGGGCATTCAATTGGTTCGCAGTTCATTTTTAAAAATTCTTGTCTGTTCTAAATGTACATATCATAATCAGGTAGAAAAGTATTTCAATTTTTTTCTTTCGCTTCGCTTAAACCTTTGAGAAAGGTATAAGGTGTTTGCCGATGGTTTAGAGCCAAAATTTTGGTTATACCTTTCTCAAAGGTATATTAACTAAAAATTTATAAAATGACTAACTACCCTATTATTTACTATAGAAAAGAAAAAAAAGACCTCATGGTCTATAATATTTATAATTACTTTCAAACTACATACTATCTAACTACTAACTACATATTTTGCTATACTTTTTTTAAAAGTATAAAGGTATAATTAATCAAAAGTTTCTAGAGCAAAATCAATATAATCATATCTCGCAAATGGATGACCTCTTGGCTTTTTAGGCGCAGGAGTTTTGGGCGAATTTTTTTTATTGAACGCGCGATAGGTAACAAAAGTCGGCATATAATGTCTACAACAAGGGCATGTTGGATTACGCTGATTTGTCTGAAGCCAACCCTTAAAACAGTCACGACCAATATGTTGACCGCAACAGTCTATAGTGGCAACTAAAGACAATGGGTGCGTATCATGGCAAATTGAGCAAATGTCTGGTGTCGCAGAATTTAATTTTTTTTCTGAAATAGCCTTGACTTGGATTACTGGGTTGTAAGGAGCTAGATCTGCCATAACTGGTATAGGAACCGCTGCTGGTCTAGGAACCGCTGCTGGTCTAGGAACCGCTGCTGGTCTAGGAACCGCTGCTGGTATAGGAACCGCTGCTGGAGCCGGAGCTGCTGGAGCCGGAGCTGCTGGAGCCGGAGCTGCTGGAGCCGGAATTGGCACGTCCAATGGGACTGGCACATGCCTTCTTTCGCGTCTGGGTAGTATCATTCTCAGAATTTCCTCTAAATTAGCTCGCAAAATAATTACCTGGTCAGGAGATAAATTGTCGTAAGCCTCACTTATTTCATCAAGAAATATATTAACTACGTTATAAGAGTTTGGCTCATAAGCATTAATTAGCGCTATAATTTCATCAGGAGATACAGAATTCATTGTTTTAAACTTTTTGTTGCTTTGCTTGGAATTGTATCTTTCTTATTTTTATAAAAAAGTATTTCAATTTTATTTTATAGGGAACCAAGGTTCCCGTATGACCCCTCATTTACTAAAAATTTATAAATGTATTCTACTTTATTTGTAGGTAATTATTAGTCTGAATTTATTTTTATTTAATTTATAGGCCTCAGAAATAAATAAAAATAAATTCAGATCAGCTTTTTCAATATGATCTTAGATTAGATTTAATTAATTATTTATAAATTTTTAGTAAAGGAGAGGTAATAGGGCTGACGTAGCTGAAGACCTTAGTTCTTTATAAAAAAATTGAAATACTTTTTTATAAAAATAAGAAAGATACAATTCCAAGCAAAGCAACAAAAAGTTTAAAACAATGATCGCAACCCAAATGAACCCAACCACTATTGCCAATATGAGCCTTTACATTCCCCATGTATTCTCCAATTTTACTGAAGATTACATTGCGGCTGTGTTTGAGGAGCTCGAAATTGGCTGCGTCGACCATGTCGACCTAGTATCCAAGCTGGACCACTCAGGTAAGCCATATAATTCTGCCTACATTCATTTTCAGTATTGGTACTCTGGACCAATTGCCGAGAATTTCCAAGCGCGGGTTCAAGACCCAAGCAAAGAAGCTCGCATTGTCCATGACGATCCATGGTACTGGATTATTCTAGAAAATACCGCCACAAAATATGAGCCAGGAGCTAGGAAAGTTTGTCTTGACTTGTCAGAGCCGGAGCAAGAACCTCGAGTTCAGTTTATCGAAATCGCACCAGGTCTTTCAAAGGTCATGTTTTCACAAGAAATGGAAGAAGAGATAGATACTTTAATTAACCCGATCAGCAATAGACCCATGGATTTATCCTACGAACTTGAGGGTTATGTAGATGAAGAAATTGGCATATTAAAAGCCGAGAACATGGATCTTCAAGCCGAGAATGTGTCTCTTAGAGACGAGATCGAACATCTCAATGAGCAAAACATAGGTCTTCGCGAAAAGCTGGATAAGAATGATAATCTGGAGCAAGAGTTTTATAATCTGAAATATGAGCTATTTCAGAAGAATCTAGCACTCGATGAGGCACAATGCGAGCATGGTCGAACCGCTCAGGAGTTAGAAGATACACAGCATGATTTGGCCATACGTGATCTTGAAGAAGCTCGCATGAATACGTTCTGTCATAGCATTCTTAATGCTGACACGCTGGAGGAAGTAAAGAACAAAATCTGCCAAGAACTATTTCAATTGAGCTATGAGGCCTACAACCAGAAGCGCAACAATTCCTAAGGATCAGAGGAATAAAAGGTAATTAAGTAAGGTAGAATTTAATTTTAAAATTTAAAAGCAAAATAAAAAATTCAAAAAATCAAATCACTATAAAAATTCAAAAAATCAAATCACTATAAAAATTCAAAAAATTTCAAAACAAAAAAATGTCCCATGGGGGGCATTTTTTTGTTTATTACTTACACTATTTAAATTTTTATAAATTTTTAGTTAATCAACTTTTAAAAAAGTGAATCAACATTTTTTCATATCATTTTATATATTTTTATAGCGATTTGCCTTACATATTTTTAAAGGTGAAAAATAAAATTGAAATGCTTTTTCAACAAAATAAGAAAGATACAATTCCAAGCAAAGCAATAAGTTAAAACTATGTTCGCACAAATCCTTAATCAACAGCTCGAGAATATGAGTATTTATATTCCTCATGTTTTCCCAAATTTTACATCAGAGTATATTGGAGGCGTTTTTGAGAAACTTAATATTGGCATTATAGATCATGTTGATTTAGTATCCAAGGTCGATAAACAAGGAAAGCCGTATAATGCCGCATATATTCATTTCAAGTATTGGTGCTCTGGTCCCGCCGCCGAGAATATGTACTATCGAATTAAAGATACTAGCAAAGAAGCACGAATTGTCCATGATGAGCCTTGGTTCTGGATCTTGCTCGAGAATACGGCCAAGAAATATAATCCAGCAGCTAGGAGACCTCGCATTGAGATCGCAGATCTAGAGGAAGCACGCGATCCATTCTTTGATCTCGAAGAATACGACGAGGAAGAATGGATGGAAGAGGCAATTCAACGCGAGGAAGAACAAGAAGAGATTGACACAGCAATCCAACTACAGGAAGAAGAAGCCGAAATGGAAGCAATTAATCAATTCTTTCAGGGTGAAGCAGCCGAGCTTGAGATCCAGAATGAGTTGTTTCTAGAAACTGAGAATATGTTACTACACAAAAAGATCGCAGAATTAAATGCGCACATTGTAGAACTAAACAAAAATACTATAGGAGCAATTCTTGCGTCAGAACTCAACGGCTTAGTTAAGTGAATTAAATGTATGAAGTAGAAATTATTTAAGTAGAAATTATTTAAGTAGAAAAAAATAAAAAAATAGAAAAATAGAAAAATAGAAAAATAGAAAAATAGAAAAATAGAAAAATAAGTTAAGTAGATTTTATAAGTAAAATAATAATCATTAAATAAAAAATTGGTCATAAAAGACCTTTTTTTTATATTATATTTTTTCTCTCTAATTTATTTGGACTTCCTTACCTTTTCCCAAATATATATTAGTTTAAATTGATCTAAGATATGTATCTCTAAATTTTTTTTCGCCATTTTGAGCAATATATTGCATGTCGCGCATTATGCATCCAAAGGAAAATCCACTATGTCCGTCATATCCAAGCTGTGCCATTTTATCAGAAATAATGAAAATTTTTGGATCATTTGATAACATAAAACTTTTGAGATCTTGCTTTACAAAGTCCCAAGTTTCTGTCTGAGTAATGGCCTGATAAGCATTGACAAGCATTATCTTATAATTGACACTATCAGGTTCAATATAATCAAATCTTCCTGAAACAAAAGTAGCTTCTCTCTCTTGAGGAACTGGAATAGGACTAGGAGGAGGTGTAGGTAATAGTAATTCAAATTGTGACTGATCGGTCATGTTAGATAATATATAATATACTTTATTACATATTATTTGAAATCAATTTTTTTAGAAAAATTACTAAAAGTGGATTTTGCACTACTTTTTTAAAAGTAGATATATATATGCCACAATCTAAGAAAAAATTAATAATAAAATCATCTTCCTCAAATAAAAGTAATAAATCAGAGAGAACTAATAAATCTAAAAAGGAACTAAAAAAGGCAGTTACCCAACGAAAAAAGAAATTTTTTATAATAGAATCATCTTCAACTTCCAGTCCTAAAAAAGAAAAAATTGATACTTTATTATCACAAAAAACTACGATTACACAAGAAATGCTACCATCCGAAACTAATTTAAAGAAAACTCAGGAAAATAAATCAATAACTATGTCTCTCCCAATTGGTCGTTTAAATGAAAATTTCATTGAGCTAATGGAAAAGTTAGCAGACATTATGCTGAAACAAGGCGAACCTTTTAGAGCCCGTGCTTATCAGAAGGCCCAAGAAACAATCATGGCTTATCCAGAAGATATTTTGAGCCCAAGTAACCTAAAAGGAAAGCCTAACATAGGTCCAACTATTATGGAGAAATTGAATGAATATGTAGAAACAGGCACATTAAAGGTTATAGAAAGAGAGAAGAATAATCCAGTCAATATTTTGGCCGAGGTTTACGGAATAGGTCCAAAGAAAGCCAAAGAATTAGTAGAAAAAGGTGTTACGACTATTGCTCAGCTACGTGAAAGACCAGAATTATTAAATGATGTTCAAAAAGTGGGTCTACGTTATTACGAAGATGTTCTTAAACGAATTCCTCGAGCTGAGATAGACGATTACAAGGAACTTTTTAAAAATCTACTTTTAAAAAAAGTAGAGCAAAATAAAAGTAATTTGGTTCAACCTTTCTCAAAGGTTGATAAGATTGATAAGGTTGATAAAGTGAATTTGGCTCAACCTTTCTCAAAGGTTGATAAAGTGAATTTGGCTCAACCTTTCTCAAAGGTTGATAAAGTGAATTTGGCTCAACCTTTCTCAAAGGTTGATAAGGTTGATAAGGTGGATTTGGAAATAGTCGGTTCTTATCGTCGTGATGCGGCAACTTCTGGTGACATTGACGTGATTATTACTTCTCAAAATGAGCAAATATTCAAAAACTTTATTGATGAACTGATTAAAGAAAAAGTAATTTTGGAAGTTCTCTCTAGAGGTCCAAGCAAATGCTTGGTAATGGCAAAGATCCCATCTTCTGATACAGTTCGCCGTGTGGATTTCCTATATACCAAAGAAGAAGAATTCCCTTTTGCCATTCTTTATTTTACAGGAAGTAAGATCTTCAATACAGTAATGAGACAACATGCGCTTCAAATGGGTCTAACAATGAACGAGCATGGTGTCTATAAAATGGAAAATGGTAAGAAGGGAGAGAAAGTTGCGCATAAATTTCAATCAGAAAAAGATATATTTGATTATTTAAATATGGAATATAAGTCACCAAATGAGCGCATAGATGGTCGCGCACTCGTATTAAAATCTAAAGCAAAACAACCTGCGTTTGTTATAGAAGAAAGTTCATCGGAAGAACTAATAACATTGAAACCAAAAAAAGCTGCTAAAAAAGCGACAAATGCTGCTAAAAAGACAAAGAAAAATTTAGTAATTGAAGAAGACTTGGAAGAAGCAGTAGTTCAAAAAGAAAAATTGGATAAAAATGCCATTAAAATCGCAGACAACTTTAAAAAGAATGGAATAAAAATATTAGAAGATTTAAATGAAGCACAACTTTCAAATCTTTTGAGAGAAGCCAATAAAGCATATTATAATGAGGAACCTTTTCTAACAGATAATGAATATGATATTATTAAAGAATTAATAGAGAAAAAATATCCAAGTGCCATAGCAATAGCTCAGATAGGTGCGCCTGTAGAGAGAAATAAAGTCAAACTTCCCTATTTTATGGGTTCTATGGACAAGATCAAACCCGATACAAATGCTCTACAAAATTGGAAAACAAAATACAAGGGTCCTTACATATTATCATGTAAATTAGATGGAGTTAGTGGTCTTTATACAACGGAAGGCACAACACCTAAATTGTATACGAGGGGTGACGGAAAAGTTGGCCAAGATATAAGTCATTTGATACCACATTTGCGTCTGCCTAAAACAAAAGGAATTGTTATCCGTGGCGAGTTTATTATTCCAAAAGAAGTTTTTGATAAAAAATATAAAAGCAGATTTGCTAATCCGAGAAATATGGTTTCAGGAATTGTAAATCATAAAACAATTAGTGAGGCAATAAAGGATCTACATTTTGTTGCTTACGAGTTATTAAAACCAGTAAAGAAGCCACTAGAACAAATGATATTTCTTCAAACATTGGATGTAGAAACAGTTCTTTATAGAGAAACAACTAATATAACAAATGAACTTCTCTCTGAAATATTGGTAGAATGGCGTAAAAGTTATATTTATGAAATAGATGGTATAATAGTAACAAATGATGGATTATATGAGAGAAAGACTGGGAACCCAGAGCACGCATTTGCCTTCAAGATGGTTTTATCAGATCAAGTGGCTGAAGCAAAGGTAGTAGATGTTATATGGTCTCCTAGCAAAGATGGTTATTTAAAACCTCGAGTTCAAATTGAGCCGATAAATTTGGGTGGAGTTCGTATAGAATATGCTACTGGTTTTAACGGCGCTTTTATAAAAGATAATAAAGTAGGAGTAGGTGCTGTTATTGAGTTAATACGCAGTGGTGATGTGATACCACATATTCGTAAGGTTACAATGCCAGCTACAGAAGCAAAAATGCCGACTGTAGCATATAAATGGAATGATACTCATATTGATATTATGTTAGAAGATGTTGGCTCCGATGAAACAGTGAAAGAAAAAGTTATTACAGGATTTTTCAGAGGTATCAATGTAGAAGGTTTAAGTTCTGGAAATATTGCCAGAATTGTTCAGGCAGGTTTTGATACGGTTCCTAGAATCTTGAAGATGACCAAAGAAGATCTGCTAAGTGTGGAAGGATTTAAAGAGAAAACATCAAAAAAATTATATAACGGAATAAGAGAGAAAATAGAAACAGCTCCATTAGTAACCATTATGGCGGCATCTAATTTATTTGGACGTGGTTTCAGTGATAAAAAGTTAGAATTAATTATGAGTGAACATCCAGATATTCTTCTCTCTAAGGAGATAAAGACAAATAAAATATCAAAGGTTGCGGCTATTAAAGGCATGGCTATAAAGACAGCAGAGGCATTTGTAGAGAGAATTTCAGAATTTCTTCAGTTTCTTAAGGATGCTAATTTGGAAAAAAAGTTGTCTCAAGTTTCCATAGAAAAGTCGCAAGTAGATCAGTCACATCCATTATATAATAAAACTATTGTAATGACAGGATTTCGAGATAAAGAACTTGAAGATAAACTAAAATTATTAGGTGCGAAGATGGGATCTAGTATATCGAAAAATACATTTGTAGTTTTAGTAAAAGATTTGGAGGAAGACACTGGAAAGGCAAATGATGCTAGAAAAATAGGTGTTCCATTAATGACACCTGAAGGTTTTAGTCAAAAATATAAGTTATAACTTCATTACCAAGTTTAATATATTCTTCAGTAATTTTATCTATATTATTAATGTAATGGCCATCCATACCATGTTGTCTCATAATTTCTGTCCTGTTAAACCTAGCTAAAGTTAAATTTATAATATAATTTAGTCCTAAACTTCTCATATGTTTGTTATAATATGTAGCGGAACTATATTGTATAATCCCATTTGGACTACATTTATGAGCACCGAAACAATAATTCATTTCTTTTATAGAAGGCACATAAAAACATAAATTTTTTGATTCATTAACATAATCACATCCCTGATAAATCATATGTAAATTAATATCAGATAAATCTAATGTTTGACTTTTTCCAAACATTTCAACACCTTTAACATTTAAAATAGTAGTTCCATTTTTAAATTCATCTTCTAACTGTTTTTCGGTAACACATAACCATTCATCCATGTCTATTACAATAACCCATCCTTCACTAATATTCTTCCAACATTTATTTTTAAGATCTCTTTGAACATATTCATTTTGTATATTACTTGATTCAAAAAAAACAACCTCGCAACCTAATGATTTTGCTATTTCGACCGAATTGTCTGTGCTATAATTATCATAAATAGTTATTTTAGAGTTAGGAAGATTTTTTTTGTAATGAGCAATAGTATGTGGTAGCAATATTTTTTCATTATAGCACAATATAAATATATTTATATCCATTTAAATATATTTATTTATTTTTTTAAATAAAATCACGCAATAAATAATAAATTTATAAAAATTATAAAAATTATTTGAAAACATAATAGAAACTTTCTTCTATATCTAGTATATAAAGTATGTTTAAAAAGCTATTTTTTTTAACTTCTCTCTTACTAACATCAAGTGCTAATGAAAACCTTCGTGGTTTTTTAGATAATACAGATGAATGGAGCCAATTTACAAAATTTCAGAAACGTTTTAACAAGTTTTATAATACAATTGAAGAATTAGAAAATCGTTTTGATATTTTTCGTTCCAATCTTCGCGATATTATTCTTCATAATTTAGATCGTAGTCAGAATTTTACAATGGGTATCAATCAATTTACAGATTTGACAGCTATTGAATTTAAGGAGCAATTTACAGGTGGTCTAAAAGTGGAAGTAGAAAGTTATGGATGTAATACATTTACTAGTTCTGCGTTTAATGCTCCATTTTCACTCGATTGGAGAAAGAAAAATGCTGTAACTTCTGTTAAAGATCAGGGTCAATGTGGATCATGCTGGTCATTTTCTTCAACAGGTGCTTCAGAAGGTGCTTGGTCAATCGCCACCGGTCAACTTGTCGATTTATCTGAAGAGCAATTAGTAGAATGTGCTACTGGTATACAGTATGGTTCCCATGGATGCTCTGGAGGTCAAATGGAGGGAGCATTCAAATATCTTATTCAAAATGGTCAATGTGCTCTCTCTTCTTATCCTTATACATCTGGAAGTGGAAAATCAGGATCATGTAAGTCTTGTAGTCAAACCGCATATTTTTCATCTTGTTCTGGTGTAAAACCAAATGATCAAATTTCTTTAAAGGGTGCGGTAACACAACAACCAGTTGCGGTGGCAATTGAAGCAGATACAAAATATTTCCAATCTTATTCAGGAGGTATTTTAGATGCAGTAAGTTGCGGAACACAATTGGATCATGGTGTTTTAATTGTTGGATATGGAGAGGAAAATGGAGAGAAATACTGGATATTAAAAAATAGTTGGGGAACTAGCTGGGGAGAGGAAGGTTATTTCAGAATTTTAAGAACAGATTCTACAAATGATCCTGGGATTTGTGGTGTAGCAATGGATCCAAGTTTTATTACTGTATAAAAAATAATATTAAATTTAACATAATTATTATATAATTTAAAATTATTTGTCTAAAACTCAAATTCATACTCTACAAATGCTTTAATATCTTTTTTAGTCGTATTATACAATATAGTGCGAAGTTTATTAAATATTGCTTCTACCTTTAATTCAATAGTCATTAATTTTGTTGTTGTTTTATCACATAAACTCGCTAATTGATAACTTTCTTTAATTTCTTTTGAGTGATTTTTTTTCCATTCACAAAATATTTTAATAAATTTCATATGAATTTTATTGAAAAACTTAATTATTTTCTCTCTAGAAAATTCAATCCATTTTTTTTGTCCATTGCTACTAATCAGATCTTCACGATCATAAATGTAAAATGTATTTGTTTTCTGTATAAACGCATAAATTGGAATATCACTTTCAGATAAGTCATAAATAGTTTTTGAAAATACTTCATTTAAGCTATCATAAAATGAATTATTTAATAGAAATTGAATATCATTCTCAGTGATAATAATTTTATCATAGAACTCATCAAATATAATACTAGGAGATATATTTGTATTTAACCAATCAAGCATATTAATTTTCTTCTTCTTTTTAACAATCCATTTGCCCATTTCTTCAACTTTTTCTTCTAATTTATTATATTTTTGCCCGAGTTCAATTAACATTTGGAACATTTTACGCTGTGATGGAAGAGGTTCTTCATCTTCTTCCATATTTTTAATTTTTTTGGATTTTTGTAATAAATCGCAAATAATAATATGTTTATCTAAATTAGATCTTTTTACATAACTTTTTCCGCAATGAACACAACACTGAGATGGTTGTTTAATTCTATTAGGGATATTATTATCTAGTTTGTTCATAAGGATAAATGAGTGTATTTATATTTTTATATTATTTACCATTCAATTTTTAAAATAATAATAAATAAAAATAATACATTTATATATAATGATTCCAGTATCTCCAACATCAATAGTATATAATGATCCAAATAAAATATTAGGATTACCGCCTTATTATTATAGATATAGAAGCCCTCTTTTTTCAAATTTAAATGGAAATGGTGCTGCTGATCAATATCAAAGATTAAAGCTAATACAGAACACTGTTCGTGTCTATAGTTCTCTCTATACATCTAATTTAGGACCATTAAATGCCTATAAACAACCTACCACAGCAACTCATGGTGTATGTTGGAATCAAATGAGTGACAGACCGGTGCCTAGTGTGCAACGTGTTACTATACCAACAGGATACAATAATAGCTTAAATAGGCGTCATACATCAGTTACAAGTTCTAAACCAGGAAGCCAGACCCCTGGAGGAGTTGGTTGCGATATAAAGCATAATTCTTATGATAGATATTTAAATAGACTAAAAGGTAAGGGTCCATTGAGACGAGGTATAATTCCTCCTAATTTTGGATCTCCAATTCCTTTTAATCCAGCCTTTCCAATTTATGGTGGAAAAACAACAAAAACAAATATTGTTTCTGGATGTAATTGTCCTATTGGACAACAAAACATACAACAAAATCAATTAATATATAACAATCCTCAATGCCAACCAAATTCATCTGAAGGGGCTTATTATGAATTTAAAGTAAATGAATATGTGTATGCTATAGAATCAGGAAATAACTTTTATTCAAGAGCCAGAATTACAAATATAGATAATGGAATATATACAATTGTATTTGATGATGGAACTGTAGAGACAGTAAATCTTTCTGAATTATTAGTTTACTTCCCTTGTAACTGTTCTGGAACTATTAACAAATACACATATAGAAATGGATTTATTGTGGAAGTTGATCCAAATTATGGAACAACATGTAATACAGTTGTATCAACTGTAGGTATAAATAATCTCAATGTTTTTTAATAATATAAAAAAATAAAAACTTTAAAGAAAAATTTAATAAAAATTTAATAAATATATAAAAAAATAATTTTAATATTTACATTAATTATAATATGCCTCAAAAAATAAATATGTTTATTACAAATGGTAATTTTATTCCTGCTCAAATAAAATCACAAATAAATACAGAAAATTTAGCCATTATTTCAGGTCCTAAATCGGCACCATTAAATAGCTCTATGATTACTCGTATTCATAATGTTAGACCTGGATGTGGATCTTGTGGTAGAAAAAATTAATAAATATATAATCTTTATAACTATGTATAATTTCATATAATCTTTATAACTATGTATAATTTAATATAATATTAATTTGTTAACTAATATTATAATGTTCTCTCTAGCGACGACTTATACTACGCCTTATCCTTCTAATCGTTTAAATAAGGCAACAAATTTTAAAACACTATTTGATACTACTTTGCTTCCTTATAATAAAATGTATAATGGTTGCTCAAGCAATTTTTGTTATACAACAAGCAAAGGTACATTTATTTATAAGCCACATGCTGATGTCGGAATGGTTGGTCGAAGTGCTGCGGGCTATTTAGCACAAAGAAAGCGTATGTAATGAAATATTTATTCTTTTTCGCCAACAGACTGTTGTAAATATTTAAACCATTTTGATTCATGGAAGAATAACTTCCAATCAGCAGTTATAATTAATATAAATCCAAATAAATAAAACAATAATTTAACTTCAAAATTTAACAAATTAGTATGTGGCATTCTGGGGTTAAATATATATATTAATAAAATAGCCATTAGAATTATAAATACAAATTCTATTCTCTCTTTCCAATAAAGTATTTTCTTATCTAAATCAGAATTTATTTTTCCTTTTATTTTTAAAATAATATGTATTACAGCCATTAAAATAAATAATAATTTAATACCAATAATAGAATAAATATACGCACTAAAATAGTTCATTTATAATATATAATTTTATTTTTATTTTATATTATATTATGAGCAATTCAAATATGTTTACAACCGGTATTTTTCCACAAACGGAATTACAAGATGCCTACCAATTTAATACATTTAGTCAGTATATCAATAATAATGGATTAGCCACAAAATTCTCTCCAAATTGTATATTTTGTTCTTCAAATGATACCCGTGTTTTGCTAAATGATGGATCTTTTAGACAGTGTAATACATGTAAAAAACAATTTAAGTCAAAGATAATCGCCGCTTTAAGTTCAAATAAAGTATAAATAATAAAAGTCAAAATAACTACTTAAAGACATCTTATTAGTATAGTATGTAAAGGAAAGTAGCATCCTATAAGATAAATGTTTTCATACAGCATAAAATCGCCTTTTTATCTTACTAATAAAAACTAAAGGGTTCGATCCCCTTTCTAAATGCCACAATTTAGGCTTGGAAGCAGTTGTGCAAAAAAATGAAAACAGTAAAGAGCTCGTATAGTGTAACGGTTAGCACATTCGTCTTATGAGCGATTAGCCTGAGTTCAATTCTCAGTATGAGCATTAATACAAATTTTTTTCCAAATAAAACCTTTAGCAACATTAGTTTTATTATTTAATACTCTTGTTAAATATGTTTTATTTATATCTGCTTGTCTTGCAGCATCAGAATATGAATAATATGTATTTATTAAATTATTATTTAAGTCATATTGTTCTATTAAAATTTTTGAATGTTTTTTATAATACTGTATAATTTTTTCTTTAATTTTATTTTTTGTAATTTCTGTTTGTGATCTTCCTATTATTTCATTATTTAAAATGGATTTTTCTTTTATTAATGATTTTTTAATATTTAATACGTGATTATCTTGTAATTTTTTACCATAATTTGGATGATTTGATCCTTTTAATTTACTACTAATTATTTGTTTTGTATATTCACTATGTTTTTTATTATCACCTCCTTCTAGTAAATTATAACCATTAGGATATATAGTATTATATTTTTGTATATATTCCTTTTCATATTTATTGGTATCTTCATCAAAACAAATACAAATAACTTTATAATCAAAATTATCAATACCATATTTTTGATATGCGTTGTATAATATTTGGCCTATATATTTTTTATTATTTAACTTATGATATTTCCATCTTGTATTTATATCAGAACGTATTGTTTGGCCTATATATTTTTTATTATTAATTTTATTTGTAATCAAATAGATATATCCCATTATTATAAGTTATAAATAAATTTTTAAATAGTTTATAAACAAATTAAAGACATATTATAAATATAATATGATTAGGTTTATAGAGCAATTTTAAACTGCTCTTTAAGCTGAAGGTCTGCGGTTCGAGCCCGCAATCGAACAACTGATTAAAATATAGTTCCATACAGCAATTATTACTAAAATTGAAACCTATATCTTTCAAAAGAAAAAGGAACTAGCACCATTTATGGTAAGCATGGTTTGAGGAGCGGTTAAACTCGCACGCTTTAAGCGCGTGTCCTTTTGGTTCGTCGGTTCGAATCCGGCACCATGCATTAAAATAATACAATTTTTAAATAGTATTATTTTTATTATGAAACAACTTAAAAACAACCACAATATATATAGTGTGATAAGCCCCAGGATACAGTAACCAACCCCTTAGAAAGCCGGCCGGCTTCAAAAGTATCCTTACAGCATTTAACTAAAAAGTAAAGTATTTGTCTGAATACAAATTAACTTCTGAGTTAATTATATCAGATTTTAAGGTTTTAGGATGATAGTGTCAAGTAGAAGTCGACCTACATTTCTGTTCATATATTTTTCTTTTTCGTGAATAGAATGACATTATTTAATAAATCATACAGCATTTTTCAAGCTAGAATTGACCAATGTTTCCATACAGCAATACTTGATTATAACATGGTGTTTTAGCACTGTTTTTAAATAGAAATAGTATCCCTCCTCAGGACCCATAGTGTAGTGGTTTTTAGCACCCCAGACTTTGAATCTGGTAACCCCGGTTCGATTCCGGGTGGGTCCAAAATATAATATTTATTTTTTAAATATTATAAAAAATTATTTAAAGATAAAATATTTATATATATTGTAATAGGTTCTAACAGCAATTCTTTTAGCCTTCTAAGCCGTTGATCCAGGTTCGACTCCTGGCGAGAATGCTTTTTCTTGTAGCTCAAGGGTAGAGCGACGTAAAACAGAACCTAGTAACCAGTACCCGGTTAGCTAAGTGGCATAGCGCTAGCCTTTTAAGCTAGTGGTCGTGGGTTCGATCCCCACATCGGGTATTTTAATAATTAAAATATTTTAAATACTTAAATTAAAATATTTTAATAATTATAATATTTCCAAATGAAACCTTTTGCAGTTTTATATTGAATATATTTATCATTACAACATTTAGATATAGTCATTCTATCAACACCTATTTTTTTAGAAGCTTCACTAATACTATTAAATACAGATATCAAATTATTATCTAGATCATATTGAGATATTTTTTTATTATTTTTATTAATATTATTTTTATTACTATTATTATTTTTTAGTGTTTCAGATATTTTTTCATTAATTTCTTTTCTTTTCTCTATATTAAAATTATTCATTGTTTTACTAATTTTATCTTTAATTTCTTTACTAATTTTTTTACCAAAATTAGGATTTTTTTCACCTTTTAAACTTTCACTTATTTTTTGTCTTTTTTCTAAACTACATTTTTTACCATAGTTTGGTCCATTTATACCTGATAATACTTTTTTTAAATGAATAATAGTGTATTCATTATGTTTTCTATTATTTCCTCCTAATTGTAAATTATAACCATTAGGATATATTGTATTATATTTTTTAATATAGTCAATTTCAAATCTATTTGTATCTATATCAAAACATATACATAGTATTTTAAAATTAAAATTTTCAATTCCATATTTTTTATAAGCATTATAAAGACAATTACCTAATGAGTTTTTACACATATTTTTATGTTGTTTCCATCTACTATTAATATCATTCTTTAAAGTCTGTCCTATATATTTTTTACCATTAATTTTATTTTCAATTAGATAAATATAACCCATATTTATTTACTTTATTTACTTTTAAATAAAAATAAAATAATTTTTTATTTTATTTTTTAAATACTTAAATTAAAATAGTTTAACTTCAAAAGAGTATATTTACATACGAATATCAAGAATATCCGCATATTTATTTTTAATAATTTCTAATAATTTCTCTCTAGTAATGACCCTCTTTTCTTTCAATAATAAAGCACATTCATAAATAAAATCTTTCGAATTATCAATAATAATAGAAGCATAAGTATAAGCATCCTCTAACAATTTTGTAATCTCATTATCAATAATTTCCTTGTATTTTTCACTATTATTAGGATAAATAACATGATCGCCCATTCCATAATAAGTAATCATTTTGCTAGCCAAAGCTAATGCCTCTTCAAAATCAGAAATAGCCCCAGTACTTACAGCAGAAGGCCCATAAAATAATTCTTCCGCAATGCGTCCACCTAATAATACCATCAAATGTTCAAACAATGTATCACGATTATAAATATTATGTTTAGATTTTTCAAATAAAGTATATCCAGGTGCGTTAGGAGAAGACAAATTTATAATTACTTTTTTAACTTTTGAATGATTTTTTGCCAATAAACCAACAATCGCATGACCCATTTCATGGACAGTAATTTTATCCAACATTTCATCAGTAAAAATATGATCAGATGGTTGCCATCCAACTAGAACTTTATTGTATACAACATCCAAGTCAGCTTGAGTAAATACTTCGCGATCATATCTTAAAGCATTCAACATTGCCTCATTCAACAAATTTTCAATTTGTGCCGCAGAAAAGCCATTTGTAATTTCAACTAAATCATCATCATTAATTGTATTATCACGTGGTTTTCCTTGAGAATGAATTTTAATAATAGCAAGTCGTGCTACTTCATCAGGATTTCCAATAAATATTTTCTTATCAATACGACCTGGACGTGTCAACGCAGCATCAAGTAAATCAGCGCGATTTGTAGCACCAATTAAAAAAACACCAGCTTTAGTTTTAAATCCATCTAATGAAACAAGTAACTCATTTAATGTACTATCTCTCTCAACAGAAGACATTTCTGTAGATGAACCTCTATTTCTACCCAAAGCATCAATTTCATCAATAAAAATAATACAAGGAATATTTTTTTCAGCTAACTGAAAAAGTTCACGAATTCGAGAGGAACCAACACCAACATACATTTCTTGAAATTGAGAACCAGATACAGCAATAAAGCCAGTTTTAGCTTCTCCTGCTAATGCTTTTGCTAGAAGAGTTTTGCCATTTCCAGGTGGGCCTTCAAAAATTAGACCTTTTGGCACACGAACATTAAATTTAGCATATTTTGTATAATTTGTAAGAAGGTCAATACATTGTGCTAACTCAGATTTAATAGTGTCGTAACCTCCTACACAAGTAAAATTTGTATCAGAATCGGTAATTACTTCAAAATTTTCAGATTTTTTACCCTTTTTTCCAGAATTTCTTGCTTTTTTATAAAAATCATCATCTAAATCATTATAATTGTCGCCATCTTCTTGATCCTCATCACTAGGAAATAGTTGACTAGAAATAGAATTAAACATATTTTTATTAATAATAATACGATAAGTAGCATTATTTTTTCTTTCTTCATGTTGTTGTAGTATTTCATTAGTTTGAATAGTAACATTTCTAGAATTTAATCTCTTAACATATCTTTCATAATAATCTCTGGAGAGAGGATATTTATAAGGGTCAGATTTTATAACATGATTTTGTGGATGAAAAGGACGCAAAAATCCCTCAACAAATGAAATACCAAAAAGACAGAATAACAAAGCCTTCATTTTATTACTTATTTTAAAATTCTTTTTATGTCTTATTTTCATTATTTATATTTTTCTTTAAATAGGCTAAATATATATTATATATAAAACTACTTAAAGACAAGTTGCCTTAATAATATGTAATTAGATCCTAATAGCTATTTAAAAATCACATATTTTGAATTGCTGTTAGGATCTAACACCATTGGATCATAACAGCATTTAAATCAAATTATATCAAAAAATGGATCCAGCAACTACCAAGTATCGGATTGGCGCAGAGGAAGCGTACCTGGCTCATAACCAGGGGGTCGGTTGATCGAAACAACCATCCGATATAAAACATTTACTTCCTTTCAGCAATTTTTCAAAAACGTTTTCTTTCTAAAAACCCAATTTTTAAAAAAGGGAAGTAGCAACACATGTGCTCGGGTAGCTCAGTTGGTTTAGAGCATTTGACTGTTACATTTATTTTATAATAAATATTGTCATCAAAAGGTCGCAGGTTCGATCCCTGTCCTGAGCGAATTTTTAATTTTATAAATTATAAAATTAAAATACTTATACAAGATGTTCATATTTCCATATGAAATTTTTTACACTTTTTAATTTTCCATTACAACATAAAGAAATATTTGATTTATAAGCATTAACACTGTTTGCCGCTTCTAAACATCCATTAAAAGTATTAATTAATTCTCCTTCAATAGTAAATTGTAATACTTTAAATTTTTTTACTGAATTTCTTCTTTTTTCTTTTGCTTCTTCACTTAATTTTTTGCCTTTCAATGCTAAACTAATTTTTCTTTTATTTTCTTCTGTATGTGATTTACCTAATTGAGGTTTACTATACACTCTATTAATTTTATTTTTAAGTGTTTCTGATATTTTTATTTTAGTTTGTTCATGATGTTTTCCTCCATTACCACCTTTTCTTAAATTATATCCATTTGGAACTAATGAATTATATTTTTCTATGTATTCAATTTCATAATTATCTAAATCTTCATCAAAACAAATACATATTAATTTAATATTAAAATTATATATTCCATATTTTTTAAATGCTGCTTTTAAATAACGACAATTACTATTTTGTTTACAATGTCCTTTCCACCTTTCTTCTAAATCTTGAATAGTTTGACCTATATAAATTTTATTTGTCACTTTATTTACTATTTTATATATGTAACCCATTTAATAATATAAATAATTAATATTTATATTATTTTAATTAACTTTCTTAAACCTGTTGAGGCTTCTGAAACAATTGAATACATTCCCAAATCTTGGCAGACTCGTCAATTCCAAAAGCGCCTCTCTTTTGCGCCAAAGATAAAAAGCTGACCATCACATTCAATGCGGTGTTCTCATCTTTAATTGGAACATTCACTAACTTGACCTCATTCTGGGGAGGAAAAGGTGGTAGAACAACGTTTGCGTCTAGATTTTCCATTATAATAAAATAATTCTTTATTTATTTAAGTATTTGTTACTAGAATTTATTTATTGTGGTAATTTATTTTTATTAAATTTTATTTTAAAAAAAATTGATTTTAAAAAATTACTTAAAAAATAAAGCATACTATTACAAGATGTCGTCGATCATTGAAAATACTCTATTTACCAAGCAGGCCATCAATTTTGATCCTGTTGATTTAAACACACAATTAGTTCCTGCTCCTTTGACAGGTGATATAAAGTTTGGAATTATAGATTTAAAGGCTCTGTCATCTCCTCTTACAGAGGAAATTTTGGAATTTATCTTCCAGCTTGACCGCTCAGGATCTATGTCAGACTTGTGCTCTGATGGCAGGACCAAGATGCAGCATATTATCCACACCATGTCGAATATTGTTACTTATTTTAGAGAAAACACGGCTCTCAAGGTCTTCATTACAGTTGAAGCTTTTGATGATAAACTTTACAGTATTGTTGCACGCACAAATATTACTGAAGAAAATTATAAGGAAATAACTAAAAAGATTGAAGATCTTACACCTAGGGGTAGCACAGACATTGGTATAGCACTAAATCGTGTTAAAGAAATTTCGACTAACCTACGAAATCAGTTTCCTGATCACAAGTTGAACCATATATTTATGACTGATGGACAAATTACTCAGGGAGTTAACAAGTATAATACACTGTCTGCCTTAGTAGATTCAGAAATTACAAATGCGTTTATTGGATTTGGAATAGATCACGATGCTGTTCTTCTAAATGCTCTTAGCGCGGATGTTAATAGCAATTACTATTTCATTGACAAGCTAGAAAATGCTGGTCTAGTATATGGAGAAATTCTACACGGAATTGTTTACAGATTTCTGACTGATGTGATTATAAATATTTCTGAAGGTCTAATTTACAATTTCAGGATAAATGAATGGGGTCCCAGTTTATCAGTTGGAGAAATTGTTAGCGAGAGTAATAAGACATATCATATTGTTTCAAATAGTCCAGCAGTTTGTTCTGCTCAGCTAATATGTAGAAGGGTTTTGGATGACACTGAAGAAAACCTTGTCATCCTTAAAGAAGAAGATACCGATCTTACAAAGTATATATTCAGACAGCGAAATCAACAGCATTTATTCGCAGTGAAGGAATTTATTGCCAAAAAAAAGGCTGATAACTATTTAATAGACGAAGTTCAGCGTGATGCTATTAATAATGAAAAATATAAATTGAAGCAAATATTGAGAGATTATTTTAAAGAGTTAAAAAAGTATGTGGCTGATAATAATTTAAGCGATGATATATTTTATCAAAATTTGTGTGATGATATTTATATTTCTATACAAACATTTACTACATTACATGGTGTAATGTATATAAATTCGCGTTTAGAATCACAAGGCACTCAACGCGCTTACAATGTTACTAGTGTACCTATAAGAGAAAGAAGGAATTTCAATGGAATTACACGTAGCATAAGAAGACAAAATGCTATGTGTGGCAATCAAATGGATCCAGATAATTATTATGGTGATGATGATGATGAAGACCAAGAGTTAGACCTTACATTAGATCATCAGATTTCGTCATCAGTTTCAACACCATACAGGTCTTCTTCTCAAACAGTTGTGATGCGATCAGTAAGTAATAATACGAATGATTTTAAAGAAGATTTTACACTTCCTATTTAAATTTAAAACTTTAAAAATTTATAAAAATACAAAAAATGTCATGTAAAACAATAAAAAGTATATTATAAATTTTTTATTGTTTTTTATTCAATTCTGATTGTAATCCATTTAATAAAGGAAATTTGTGAGGATCTATATATTCATCTAAAAAAGATGGTTTACTTTGAAGTGGATTATCTGTAATATTCCATAGACTTTGCCATACACTACTAATAAATGGCGGCTGTCCCTTAAGCTCCAATCTAAATGGACATGAATAATCTGGAGGTTGATCCATTGAACTACAAGGATTACATGGTCCATTTAAAAACTTAAATCCAGGAATTATATTTTCCAAGTCATTATAATTAACTGGAGTTACTTTTTTTGTTTGCGCATTATAAATTCCATCATGTCCAGTAAAAGTAATTCTCTCTAATTTTGATCCAGTAGTTTTACTTATATTACATTTAATAATATCTTTTGTTCTATCTTCTGCTAATCCTGACTTATATGCGAAATCTCCAAATCCACTTGGTAATTCTTCTAATTTGTTACCTGAGGGATCCGATACTAATATACCATTTATTAACATCTGTCCTTCTTTTGTTTGATAAGAGAGAAGTCTTAAAATGGCAGCTTCATTATAAATAGTCATCGCATTTTCAACTGCATCTTCATCATAATTTCTTACAAATGGATTTTTATTAACTGCTTCCTTATATAGCTTTTTTGTATTTTCTGACCAAGGCCATCTACCATTATCATTAAAATAAACTAATTCAGCTTGACTTGCTTGTTTCTTAATGATATTCATATCAAAGACAATATTTGGATTAATAGTATCTTGAATTAGAAGAAAATCATTTTCAGAACCATTATTCAATGTAAAACCTTCTTTTTCTCTCGATATTTGAGAGAAACGATATAAAATAACAAAAATAAGTCCCAATCCAAATCCATATTTTATGTTATAAGAAAGCACTAATATAGTTGTCACTAATAGAATAAAATTACCTAAAAGTGTATTAAAGAGAGAAATAAACAAATCGGGTATTAAATATAAAATTATCCAAAAGAACACTAAAATAGTAAGTATTCCAATTAATTTTGTTCTATTATCATTATTAAATAATTTTTTAATGTCATTTATAATATTTTTCATATATTATAAACTGATTAATATTTTATATTTTTTATAATATATAAAAAATATAAATAAAATATTTTATATTTATCTACATTACAATAAAAAATATTTCTAACGACCAGTAGATCCAAAACCTCCACCACCTCTTTCAGTTTCCTCGCCCAACTCATCTGCGGAATTTACCAATTCCACCAAGATTGGAACCAAACCAGGTGCACAAATTTGTAGATAACGATCTAACTCTTTAATCATAAATGTTGGATGGTAATTTAAATCAAACATTCCAATCAAATGACCTCTATAACCAGCATCAATAATACCTACATTATTAGCAAGACGAAATGGTGTCTTAGAAATACTAGAACGAGGATACATATAAAATCCAGTATTATATGTTCCGGTTTGTGTAACCATTTTACATGAGCATGCTACATTAAAATCAACTTTATTAACATTTTGATTTGTAAGAGTTTGTGATGTTGCAGTAAAAATATCAAATCCAGCATCAATAATATAGGGATTATTAATAATTTTATTGTTATGCTTATTTACAGCAGTAGTGTATTCATTTACTAATTGATCACTACTATTATTATTCATGTTATTAATATCTACAAAAAGTTTTAAATGCATAAATCTACCATAAATAGACAAAAGTTTATTTTCTACTAAATTGAATGAAGCCATTTTATAAATTATATTTGTAGATTACCTTTAATATATTTTAAAATATTTTAAAATATTTATTCTGGTTCAAATTATTTCAAACTTCTTTTATATTCATTAAATAATATTTTAAGTATAGGCTCCGTAATAAATCCGGCTATTTTTAATGTATTTCCTTCAATATATATTGAAGAAGTAATAATCCTATTTAAAAGATAATTTTTTATTTCTATTTTTGTCAAACCTAATTGCTCAGATAATTCTGATAAATTTGTAATATGTGTAATCATAGTTTCTCTAGCTCCATACCAACAAATTTTAATTGATAATTCATCTGAAGTGTTCATCTTGATAATAATTATGATTATAATATTATCAAACAATTTTAATTCATTTTTATTTTTTATTTTTATTTTTTATTTTTTATTTTTTATTTTTTATTTTTATTTTTATTTTTTATTTTCATTTTTATTTTTTTATAAGGTCTAACTTTCCTTATCAATTAAATCCAAATCATTTAAACGATTATAAAATACGCGTCTTCCAAGATTTAATACTTTTAATTCCCAATCCATCTCAGCAATCAATTTATCTACTTTTTCTTCAATATTTACAGCACATTGTTGTCTTGCGTTATTTTTCAAAGTTGTAAGCCTATCTAATTCTTCTTTAATTTTACTATATTTATCATAATAATCGGCAAATTTTTCTTTCATATTGCTAATAATTTTGTCATAAGAAATGTCGGGCATTTCTTCAAAACCCATAATTTCTTCAATAGATGTTGTATTTAACTCTTCAATTTTACCTTGTAAGTTCTTATTATAAAATTTTACACACCCTTTATTAAAATCTAATATAAATACATAACCCATTTCATCAACATCTTTTTTAAAAATGCTACCAGCCTCTAAAAGATTAATAAAACTACCTTGACAATAATGTAATAATTCTGACCATCCATATTGACGGCTAATGCTTTCCAAATTAGTAAAAATTCTACATTTTTCAATATCAGCTTCTTTTGGTTCGGATTTTACAATTTTAATTTTTTCAAATGCTTCTTGTAATAATTCTTTTGAACCAAAATGTTTGATTAGTATATAAATCTCTCTAACTAAGATTTGCCAAAGTAAATCAGCATCATTTTGAACTCGCATTATTCTTTTTTTTCTTCCAATAACATATCCGAAGGTTCCAATTGTTGTCATTTGTTTTATAATAAATATAAAAATTGTTTTATATTTATATTTATATTCATTTTTATATTCATTTTTATATTTATATTTATATTCATTTTTATATTTATTATCTAACTTCATTAGTAAATGGCAAAGTTTGAACCTGATTTTTTAAATTAGGTTGTTGACCAGGTTGAATAGCAGTATACCAAGCAGGAGGACTTAAATAAATATCTGATGTATTACAAGCATTACCAAAACTACTAATACTTCCTCCAGCGGCAGCTTGGGAGCTTCCGGTGGTAACAGCATAAGGGAAAGGCTTTTGCGGTCCCACTGGATTATTACAACCTCTTGTAATATATAAATTGTATTGTTGGTAAGAAACTGGTTGACCAAGATTTTTGGTATATGGAGCATTTCGTGCCATATCATTGTATTTAAATCCAGCAGTAGAGCGGCCAGGAGTACATAATGTGGGACCACAACTAGAAAATGCGGCTTCATATCTACCAACATCATTAACACCAAGCCTACATGTATTAGCAGCAGCCTTATTTTGAATATATAGCCACTGACTAGCACTATCTGTTTGATTACCAGTATAATTAGGTTGAACCCAATAGTTAGGATAAGTGCCGTAATAAGCCCATCTATATTTCTTATCAAGCATACCATGAGTAGATAAGACAGATGGTTTTATATATAAATATTGTGTTCCCCTTGTATTAACAATACGTGAATTGAGGACAGGTTGAACAAGTGCCTGTTTATTATGAGCATTATTAACAGCACCACTATATTGTCCATCCGTGCCAACAATAACAGCAGAAGGATATTTGCCAGATGTTCCACCAAATCCGACAGGTTGTGTGCCACGATAAGGAGTGCCAGATTTAGACATTTTCATATCTCTGCCAATACCACCAATATTTCTGCGTCCACCATTGATAGAGAAACCAGCAGGCCCAAAATTTTCAACAGCGAGCTGAAGACCTTTAGTAGAGTGACCAAATGGTCCTTGTGGCAACCAATAACCACCAGGGGCAATTCCTGAACGTTTAGATCCATAATTTATGACAGATTTTCTTTTAAAAGCAGTTAATGACATTATATTATAGTATAATATTTTTGTATGAGATTTATAAAAAATCTTTAAAAATCTTTAAAAATTAAATAAAAACAAATAAAAACAAATAAAAATCAAATAAATATTATACTTCTATTTTCTGGTTCTACGACTAAACATCTCTCTATAAACCAATATAATTTTGTTCCCCGAATAGATAATCTATTTAAATATTCCATAATTACTTTATGTCTTAAAGTATCAGTTTCTTTTATATATTCAGTATAAAATTCATTATTTTCCATCAAAGCATATAATAAGAGGCATCCAAAGCTAAAATAACACGTTTTATAGTTTACATATGATGGTAATTCTGTCACTATTAGCAGCTCAGGTGCGGTATAAAATGCTAAAGGATCTACAGGAAAACACACCATAATAGTCTCATTATTTCGATCTATTTCTGCCAGATATTCACCCGATAAATATAAAAATTTGGTTTCATCAACAACAAATACATTTTCTGACCCGACACCTATTATGGTCATATTATAACGGCCGCTTAAATAAGATATTTGCCGCCCCAAATCAGCCGCCAATTTAGCAGCCAAATTTGGTGGCAAAGAGTGTGATCCTGTTCTTTGAAATTGTTCTTCTTTAAATTGTTGGAGAGATTTAATGGATGATGCCTTAAAAATAAGTGTTTGAAAATTATCGGTAACTGTTGTGCCGAGAAGAATGCGAGTTTTTGTTATAGAATTTATAATTGCCTCACTATTATAATCTGAAAATTGAACAGTAAACATATTATTTTCTTCTTGAATAATTTGAAAATCATCTTTTGAAATTATTGATGTCATTTTACTTTAATACTGCTATTTAGTTTTATATGGATTATTGGTTTTTAAATTTATTTTATTTTAATCTAATAATTTTTCTACTATTTTTTTTAGATCTAATAGTTGATTAGTTAATTCTACGTTATTTTTTTTCAAGTCTTGGATTTCTTTAATAAGAATAGGTATCAGACCTGTATAATTAATTGTTTGCATTTTTTCTCCATCTTTCTCTCCTGTAACTAATTCAGGATATATTTCTTGTAATTCATGTGCTATTAAACCAATATCTGGCTTATCTAACTTTGTATTAAAATATGATATTGGTCTTAAATTATCTACATTATAAGTGTCATCTAGAGATAAAATATTTTCTTTAATACGATAATCTGAAGTTGCGTTAAATGATGCTGCGGTTATTGTTCCTGATACAGATAGACTTGATAGGCTTAATGATCCTGCGGTTATTGTTCCTGATGCGGTTAATGACGATACACTTAATGATGATGCGCTTATTGCTCCTGTGTTTGTAATAGTCCATGTTGAAACACTTCCATTATAAAAACCTGTAATTCCTTGCGCATTATAATAAAAATATCCTGTAAAACTTGTGCTGTATATTTGTACCATATCCTGGCTAATACCATCCACTGTTAAACCATTATTGGCATTTATTCTTCCTGATGCTGTAATATCTCCAGTATTAGAGAGAGAAATAGAATTGCTACCACTGGTTATATTAACTCCTGTAGTTCCATTCTCCAGATTAACTTGTAATGCTGATGTTGCATCTCCTGTCGTTGTATCAAAAGGAATATTTCCTATAAAAGCAAGGCGTTTTTCAGTATTTGTGTTATTAACACTATATATTTCCAAAAATCCTGAATATTTGACTGACCCATACATATAACCAGACGCCAAATTACAACTACCAGTAGTTGCAGATGCTTTAGATTTTACAATGTTTGTTGTTGTAATACTTCCTGTGTTCGTAATACTTCCTGTGTTCGTTATTCCCAATGAGGCAATTCCGCCACCAACATCTAATGGTGCTTGTGGATCAGTAGTTCCAATACCGACATTACCATTACCATCAATAACCATCCTAATATTTACATCAGTAAAATTATTATTTGCACTAGAATATGTATCAAATGCTATTGCGCCTGCTCTTAAACGAATTCTATCACTATTTAAAGCACTGCCAACGTCGTTCCCTTTAAATATTACTAGTTCAGAGGACTCAGTACTAGCATACAATCTATTTACAATAGTAGTATGGCTTGAATCTAGATCACCATATGTGCCACCAAATAATAATTGTCCTCCAATAGAACCTACAGTTTCACTACTATTATTTTGACCTATAGTTAAGTTACCGCCAATACCACCTATTCTTGAATTTCCATTTACGTCTAATCGAAAACCAGGAGTAGTAGTTCCAATACCAACATTACCACCATATGGATTTAAACATAAATTTCTGTAAGATGTCGCTTGATGTTCTACTTGAATTATACCATAATCAGTTGAAATACCAGAACCATAATACATCATCCAAAGGCATCTTTGAGTTAATCCTGCCGTCATACCAATATTGATTGAATTTCCGCTACCACTACCAATTCTGGCATTACCATTTACATCCAACAGATAAATAGGAGTTGTAGTTCCAATACCAACAAATCCACCAAGTGGATTTAACAATAATTCTTGAGGATTATCTATATTATTATAATAATCACTTGCTTGTATAGCAGAAGCAGCATTAACTCCACTTGTAAAATATGAACCAAGTATTAACCTATTCTGACCATTAGATGATGTAGCATAGATTTGTCCTACCATAGGGTTACTCGTAATATCTGAAATAGCTAAATTTCTCTGAACATGTAATGCTGCTATAGGTGTTGTTGTTCCAATACCAACATTACCTGTATTTGGTGCTATGTAAAATCTAGTATTACTATTCATATCTACAATAGACTCGCATATTCTAAAAGAATTATCTACACTATTTATACCAACAGTATAAGTAGATGGATCTCCTGGAACTTGATTTACCCCAAAATATAACATTGGATTACCTTGATTTGCCCTAAGATATGTTCTAATTGACATTATAGCATTATTATTAGAAGCATCATTACTATTAAATAAATGAATTCCGTTATTTCTAAAATCGCTATTTACATTAGCATTTACAAGTAAAGGACAAGTCGGATACAAAAGATCATCCGGTGGTTGAGGACGATAAACTCCTATATTAACATTTCCACTTACATCTAATGTGTAACCGCTATTAGGATTATATACATTACCAATACCTACATAGGATCCAGGAATTCTTACTTTTTCTGCACGGGTTCCCAAGACAATTTGATTAGATGAATCAATGATTGCTCCGTATCCTAATGCTGTGGAGTTATTATATATTAAAGTATTACTTGATACATCTGTATTGGCACCTAAATATGTATTTCTATTGCCTGATATGTCAAAGCTACCTCCAGCATTTCTACCGAGGGCTGTATTATTCTCTCCAGTTCTTTTATTATTTAAAGCATCATTAGCTATAGCAGTATTACTGGATCCATCTATATTAAAGCGTAAAGCTTGATAACCAGATGCTACATTATTGTTTCCAGTTGTATTATTTTGTAAAGCTTGAAAACCAGATGCTGTATTTTGAATTCCACTTGTATTATTAAGTAAAGAACTATTACCAGTTGCTACATTTTGATTTCCAGTTGTATTTCTATTTAAAGAATTTTGACCAATAGCTATATTTTGTATACCAGTTGTATTGGATTGTAAAGCTTGATTACCAATTACTGTATTACTATCACCAGTTGTATTACTTTGTAAAGCTTGAAATCCTATAGCAGTATTTGTGCTTATATTTCCTCCTCCTCTACCAACAGTTAAAGAATTAATAGAACAATCTTGTAGAAAATTGGCACTACCATCTACAGTTATAATAGAATTTGATCTACCAATATTTATATTTTTTGTATAAGTTCCAATATTTATTGTTCCTGGATTAGGACCTGTTATATTATCTAAGAAATTAATAATATTTAGACTAGTATCTACATTTAAATATTGATTGCCATTTACATTTGTTATATTCAAACCTTGACCTATTTTAAAATTTATATCATTAAATAAATTAAATGTTAATGGATCTGTTCCTACTATAACTGTTGGAGGTGTTGTATTAGGTGGTGGTGTTGAAGCTACCCACGATGTTCGATCATTTTTTTGACCCATTGTAACAAAGACATAATCTCCCCATGCGTTATCACCTGTTATCATAGGACCTCTTCTTGTTAGCGTTGTTAAATTGGTTTTAATGTAAACGCCATTTTGAACTGGATCTGTTTGATTTTTTAAAAGCACTGAACTTCCATCATAAATGGGTACTCCATCAATTATTAATCCACTATATGTTCCAGTAATAGTGCCAGGACTTATATTACTATAAATTCCAGCAATATTTCCACCTGGTATTGTAGCCGCATCTACAGGTGATTGTGGTTGAAATCCAGCAGCAATAGTATCAACATAAGATTTTGGGACTACCCCATTTGGAACATTAGTATAATTTGAACCAGAACTTAAATACATATAATTTGATGTAGTATTTCCACTACAATCTATATTTCCACCAACATTTAGATTACCATTAAGATATTCATTTCCACTACAATCTATATTTCCACCAACATTTAGATTACCATTAAGATATTCATTTCCACTACAATCTATATTTCCACCAACATTTAGATTACCATTAAGATATTCATTACCACTACAATCTATATTTCCACCAACATGTAAATTACTGCTAATATCAACATTCCCAATAATATTTGTATTACCACTAAAATCTATATTTCCACCAACATGTAAATTACTGCTAATATCAACATTCCCAATAATATTTGTATTACCACCACATTCTATGTTTCCAGAAACATATAGATTATCACTTAAATCAAAACCTCCGCTAACACGTAAATTACCGCTAACATCAAGATTACCATGAATATTTTCATTTCCACTACAATCTATATTTCCACCAACATTTAGATTACCATTAAGATATTCATTACCACTACAATCTATATTTCCACTAACATTTAGATTACCATGAAGATATTCATTACCACTAAAATCTATATTTCCACCAACATGTAAATTACTGCTAATATCAACATTCCCAATAATATTTGTATTACCACTAAAATCTATATTTCCACCAACATGTAAATTACTGCTAATATCAACATTCCCAATAATATTTGTATTACCACCACATTCTATGTTTCCAGAAACATATAGATTATCACTTAAATCAAAACCTCCGCTAACACGTAAATTACCGCTAACATCAAGATTACCATGAATATTTTCATTTCCACTACAATCTATATTTCCACCAACATTTAGATTACCTCTAATATTTTCATTTCCGCTACAATCTATATTTCCACCAACAAATAGATTTCCATATAATATATTTACATTTCCACTAATATCACTTAAATAGTTAATATAAGAATTAGGTTGTCCAACTGCCTCTGAAACAGATAAATTATTAACACTATTGTAGTTACTCGCCATTATATTATTTTTTGGCGCATAGTTTAAACCACCATATCTTCTAAATGACATTTATATATATTCCTTTTATAATCTAGTAAATTTTTAAACAATATTTTTTAACTACATTAAATATTTTTTAAAATTAGAACAAAATATTTAGCTTATATAAATGGGGTATAGTATCGAAGTCTCTTTTAACGTTCTAAAGAACAGTAATCTGAATAAAGATGTGAAAGATTACGCTCAAGAATGCTGTTGTGATCATTTTTACGAAGATTATGAGTTTGAAAATAAAACTCAGTTTCAACGTAGACACTGCCTAATGACAGCTAAATTTGCTCCAGGTAAAATATTTCTTTTACTCGAATATTTAAAATACATAAGAAAAGTAAATGGATTATATTTGGAGTCAATTTTTGACGAAGATACGAATACTATATTATATGCCTCGCAATATTATCTTACGCAACAAATGGATAAAGTAAGTTCCAAAAATTTTCATTTGGAAAAACGCAAGCGAAGTTATTCTGAAGATGAAAGTATGATCTTAAATACAATTAAAAAATAGAAAATTTACTAGATTTTCTGCTAGTTTTTTTGCTAGATTTAGGAGTAGAAATTTTAGAAGATATAGATTTAGAACTCCTTCTAGAAGAACGATGTGGTTTTTTATGAACTTTATAAACACGATAACTTTTATGTGTTTTTGGACGTCTATGTAGTTTTCTGGATGTTAATGTGTAATCATGTGATGGTCGGTCATTAATTGTAATGGGAATAATTAATTTATCATCTGGCAATGGACTAGAGAGATAATTTTTTGGAGTTAGTAAGTCTTCAATAGATGTTTGAATAGGTATTGTTTCAGGTAATTTCATTTCTGAAAATTCAATTGTTTCTGGACTTTCTGTATCTGTATCTGTATCTGTTAAATCTGTTTCTTCTTCAGGTAATTGAATTTGTAATAATTTTGGTGAAGGTTCTTTAATAAAATCCTCTCTTAGTCTTCTATGGATAGGCATATTAATAGTTGGAATATTTAATAGATTAGCTAAATCATTATTATCTAATTGAATGCCAATTTGTTTCTTTTTCCCATCAGTAGTTGATGTTAATATAATATTTGCGTTATCTCCATCATAATCCGCATCCCAATTTATTTCATTTACTTTATTTTTATTATGATCATGTAGAATAGTTTTCATAACCCCTCTATTTTTAATATAAGTATTAAGCATATTTATATTAAAAGCATATTATTTTTTATTGAATAAGTAAAATAAGTAAAAACAAAGTAAAATAAGTAAAAACAAAGTAAAATAAGTAAAAACAAAGTAAAAAAAATATACTTTATATAAATATGGAAATAAATTTTTCTGAAATAGATCAGCAAAATCCTTACCTAAATGAAAAAGCTAATCCTTATCAAAATCAAACAAACCAATCTAATCTAAATGAAACAAATACTAATTACTGGGAACAACAAAAAGTAGAAAAACCTAAAATAAAAAAAGTTAGTTTTGATGATATATTAACAAATATGAATTTAGTTGTTAGTAAGGATGGAACACTGAGATCTATGATCCCAAAGACAAATAATGTATTTAATTTTAATTCAGACTATAATCAACAACAATATTCACAACAACCTCAACAACAATATCCACAACAACCTCAACAACAATACATACAACCTCAACAACAATATATACAACAAGAACCTCTAGATCATTCTGTAAAACACAGTTTTATTTACAATAAATATTTTAAGGATTATAAAGACGCAATAACACCACCAGAAGTTAAAGTTCCAAAAACAATAGAAGAATATAAACAAATGTTACTAGAAGACAAAATAGAGAGAATAAAACAACAAAAAAGAATTTCTGAAATAAAATCTACAAAACTATTTTTTACGACAAATACTGGCGGAAATGGTCCTATTAATTCTAGTCGAAATAATCTTAAAAGTATGAGTTTTAGATAAATTTTATTACAGATATTCTTGAATTTTGTCTCTATTTTCTTCTTTTTTAAAAGTAATTTTTTTAACTTCTGTGCGACACAATGCGCAAATTACATCTTGATTTCTATCTCTAAAAGTCTTAAGAGAAGTATCAATACATGACACACAAAATGAATGTTGACAATTAAGCTGACAAATATTTTCTGCTTCTTTTTGATCCATACAAATACAACATTCGCATTGTTCTTCGCTAAACTCAATAGCTTGATCCAAAACTAATTCAGAAGGGATTGATCTTACCAATGCTCCTGCAGATAATGATGCTCTTGGATAATAAATTAAAGTATCATAATTTATATTATGATTTATATTATGATTTATATTATTGTAATTATAATTTGTTGGATAAGTAGCAGCCATCATAGTTACATTATTATTTATATTTAGATGATTATTATTATTATTTATATTAGAATTCCAATTGTTAATAAGTGAACGATCGCCTATTCTATCAATAAACCATAAAGGCTCTCCTGGTAGATCCATAATGCTAATTGGGCTATTTCTGCCATCTGACATAATTATAAATAGATAATATAGTTTTATATTTATTTTAAAAATAAATCAATTTTAAATCTTCAAGGATGTAAAAGCTATTTAAGTAGTTTAAAAATTAATATAGTTAAAGAAAAATAACTTAAAGACTATTATAAAAATAATGTGTTAGATCGATCACCATTCGGCTCTAACAGTGTCCGACCTTAGCTCAGTTGGTAGAGCATTTGACTGTAGTAGTTTCCATATCTTTGGTATAGTTATCAGAGTGTCGCTGGTTCGATTCCGGCAGGTCGGAAATTTTAATATGTATTATACTATTAAAATACTTATTAAATTTATTTATTTTTTGATGATAATAATTTCACATTTGATGATTGTTTAGATTTTATATGATTAAATGTTTTGGATAATTCTTTCTTAAATGGTTCCAATTTTTTATTTGAGATTTCCGCATTTGTTTCATGTGATGTTTTATTTTTATTTTCTAATATATTATTTGATGGATCCACTGGAGAATTATTTTCTGGTTCTTCTAACTTTTTATTTATTGGTTCACCTTCAGAATTTAGATCCTCTTCTATATTATCAGAATTATCACTATGTTTATCACAAATAATATCAAAATCTATCATTGCGTCAGTAGAGTCTGAATTGCTTCTACTCCTATTTTTATAACCATTTATTTTTAATTTTATATTATCATCAACTCCACCCCATCCTAGTCTAAAAATATTTGGTAATTGTGATATACTCGATTTTTTATTTTTATTTTCTTTATTATTTTTGTTTAAATTTATTTCACATAGTTGCCCATTTTCTAATTTATTATATATTTCATCTGTTTTTATAATATTGTCATGTAATAAAACGGTTGTTTTTTCTATTTCTCGACAAAGTAATTTTAACTGTTTATCTTGTAATTTTTTGCTATTTATTTTATCTTGATCAATTTCTTTATCTTGTATTCCATAAGGATCCATTACTGTTTCAATAAAATGACTTAACTTTTTAGGATCTTCTATTTGTTTATTTAACATATAATTACAGCAACAAAAACAGCTCATAAATTTATAAGTTAATGTTTTCTTTATTTCAGCATTATTCATTTCCTTTACGAACATATCATCAATAATAGAAAAAGCCGATTTAACTACTAATATATAATCAATAATCTTCTTTTTTTCATTATATAAATTTTGGATTTCAACTTCTAAAAGTTTTGTTGAAGTTAATTTTTTTTTTATTTTTTTTGATTTTAATACTGCGATTAAATAATTTGTTTTATTTATATTATCCTTTAAAGAATTTATTTTTCTTTTTCTTATATCTTCTATTTTTTTTATTATCAGAAATACATTTGTATTATAAATAATTGAATATCTTATTCGAATAACTTTTGGAATTATAAATTGATTTGTCTCTTTTATTTCTGTTATTTTTTTCTCATATTCATCTATTTTTTCTTCAATAATGTCTTTCTCTTTATGAAATAATAATGTAGTTCCTGATAAAAATTCTGCTGATGTTTGTAATTTATCATATTGATGTGCTGATATTTTATGTGCCTCTGAAGCAGCATCTAGTTTTAAATAATTTACAATAGCTAATAAAAAAGCGATGAGACCATTTACTCCTGCTATAAAATAAGGACCCCAACTATAATCTTTTAAACCACCAGATAATACAGTTGCTGCTGTAGAGAGAAAAATGGAAGGCATCATCAAAATATTTAAACGATGTTCACAGAAATTTTTTGACTCCATATAAATTAATTTTTGACCCTTTAAATAAGTAGCTAATATGTCTAATGCGCTAGAATAATATACATGCTTTTCAAAAAAAAAGTTTTTATACAATTTTTTTTCAATTTCTTTATAAGTTACTGGAGTATAACTAATTGCATCTTTATTATTTTTTTCATGAAAATTATCTACATAGTTATCAGAAGGATCTGCTAATGAATTTTCATAATGGTTATCAAAATCATATTCATCATGTTCATCTGTTGTATTTCCTGAAATATCAGTAGATGATTGTTGGGTTAGAATATCTATTTCTTCAGAAGCTTTAGTTAAATTTTTGTATTTATTTAAATTTTGTAGTTTATTTAAATTAGTAAATGTTTCTGAATATGATTTTGATTTATTTAAATTTTTTTTTAAAATAAGGTTTTTATTAGAAAACATATATTAATTATATACTTTAATCTTTCTTCAAAAATATAATTTATAATTTAATTTATAATTTAATTTATAATTTAATTATTATGATATTACATAATGTCTAAAACACATAGAAATGGTCGAGGATCAGCCACAAGAGGTTGGAAAAGATTAAAACCTGGATATCATCAAAGAACCGTTATGTTAAAAAAATGTGGTAAAAAATGTTTTTTAGGACCAGGAAAAACTTTTCCTATTTGTAAAAAAAATACATGCAAAGTAAGTTCTAAGGGACTTCATGCGGCTTATATTAGAGCTCGTCAATACAAACATCAAAATATTTCTAGAAAAGCACATAAAATGATTCAGGCTTTATAAGTAATTTAATAGTATTTAATACTATTTAATTTAAATAGTATTAAATAAAAAAATGAGTAGTTTATAAAGATAATATCTTTATTATATAATCATATTATTATTATAAATAAGATGAAATTTAATAATACAAATGATGGTGATTGGGGATTTTATGTAGATATCGAAAAGATTGATTCATACGTTAATAGTAATAATTTTACAAAAACAAAAAATAATTTGTCTATTATAAAGCCTCGCATATTACCATATGTAAAGTCTGTTTTAAGTGATGACCTTTCATACTCTATTGACATTTATGATTATAATAACGATATTTCATATGAAAAGTTGTATATGTTTGATGGATGTGAAAATAATTGTAATTTATATACCAATATTTGGTATACATTAGAATATTATAAAAATAAATTTACTAAAAAAAATATTACAAATTTGCTTATTAAAGTAAGTTCAACTACATTTGCTACAATAGCATTAACTTATGTTGTATTAACTATTTTATAAATTATTTTATAAATTGTTTTATAAATTATTTTATAAATTATTTATATGTCTTGGATTTGTCGTTTGATAAGATGAATTGTATACCATAAAAGAAACATAATTATTTACTCCACAAATAGTATTACCAAAAAGAATACCATTAGGATCAATATTATATTCCAGATAAGGAATAGCAGATTGTGTAATAGTTGTCGGAACCACATTGCCAGAAAAATCGGCAATTACAGGAACATCTGTTAAGTCCAATTTTGATATTAAATTCACATTTAAATTTGCTTTATTAAAAAAATTTTGACAAGCATAATATTTTAATCTATTTGCTCTATTTAACAATAATAAATTACCTTCTGAATTTACTTTTCTACTTGGTATACATTTATTTGCTAGACAAAATGTTGTTTTAGCTTTTTTATCATATAAATAATCTCCGGCTGTTTGTGGCTCTGAAAATACACCAAAAGCTGATTTTCCTGATTTTGTTTTAAATGAATGTGCCATATACAGTATATTTATATTATTTTTATTATTTTTTATATTTTTGTATTTTTTAAATTTTAAAATTAATATTAATAATATATTATAAATTATTTATATTATTAATAGACATGTTGAAAGCGATTAGAAGAACGAATTAAAATTAAAGATCATAAATAGTTGAAAGAGTTAAACAAAAACTAAAATCCATATTATTTAAGTCTATAACTCTTCCATATTCATCCAAAAGTTGAATATTTAAATTTTTTAAATCAACTGGCCCAAAATAATCGCGAGGTGTTGTTATGAGAGCAGAATTATTCTGTTGTAAAATACTAAATGTATTCGATGTTAAAGCTATACGGGCTATTATATTATTATTTAAAATAGATGAATTAAATGCGCTATAAAAATAGTTATTTACATTATTATTATAATCATCTATTACCAAATATAAATATTTTGGACCTGTTGTATCTACTACACCTTCTGATACATAATTTAAATTATTAACATATATTCCATTTCTGAAACCTAAAAGCCATCCAAATTTTAATGGTAATGGAGTATTTTTGTCATCTAATCCAGATCTATCCGCTTGAAAATTTAATTCAATGCTTTGATTGCCACTTAAATCTGAAAATCCTACCAGAGTTTGACCGGTTCCTGTATTATTATTTACTATATTTACTGTAAATAATACCTGATTAAACGGTGATCCTGCCAAACTTAATTGATTGTTTATCGCATCCATAATAGTAATTTGATTATAATTGCCATCTGGTATATTTATTACTGTTGTATCACCATTTACTGATATACTGAAGTAATTGTTACCATATTGTTTCGATACTACATAAAATGTAGTAGGAATTTCTATAGCAGATAATTGCATCTGAACAACATTATTCATATTAATTGGCAAAGTAATATTATAATTACTAGCTGAACTTGTATAATAATTCTCTCTAAATCTGGAGTCAATATTAAGATTTTTCTTAATTGTTCTCTTTTTAAGTGGATTAATAACACCGGTAACAAATTCAGTTGGAAAAGAAGTTAAATATGGTTTCTTATGCCTTACTTGAACCATATGTTCACCTTGGTCTTCTAAATTAGTTGGTTTTAATTGATAACTTGTATTATATAATTGCTCTAGTTTTTGCTCAAATGGACTATCTTGTGAATATAATGATTGAGCACCATCTAAAATTATATTTTTTGCCTTTACAATAAAATTTATAGTTTTTTCTTGTGTATCTTTATTTATTTGATTATTTTTTAGAATACTTTCTCTTAATTTTGCTTCTTTTATTTCAACCATATTTCTGTCAAAATTAGGAGGTAATTCGAATATTTGAATAAATTCCTCCAATTTATAATTTTCTGTATTCAAATCAAAATTCATATATTATATAAAGTAAATATATTTAAGATATTATTATTTAAATATGTTTTTAATTTGTTATAAATTTATTTTAAATTTAACATTATTATATATTATTATAAATGTCTTATTCAAAACCATTATACACCCAAACTTACATAGGACCTACTGGTTTTATCGGTCCAACTGGTTTTATCGGTCCGACTGGATTAAGCAGTCAACTTGATGTTGTTGCTCCACCATATTATAATACAGGATATTCCAATTTATCACTTACTGTAACACCAAATTAGATAATTCATAAATTTACTATTACATTCTTCAGATATAGTGAAAAAAATTGATTTAAAAAATCATATTAAAAGTAAAAGCATAATAACTAAACATAGGACATGGAACTTTCACTAGAACAACGCATAGCATTTGATAAATATGTTCAAGGCAATAACATATTTATTACAGGGCCTGGTGGCACAGGTAAATCGGCTCTTATAAAAACAATTTATAAACATGCCTTTTCGCAATTTAAAAATATTCAGGTTACAGCACTTACTGGATGCGCATCTGTTTTATTGAACTGTAAGGCAAAAACGCTTCATTCATGGGCTGGAATTGGTTTAGGTGCTGGAACCATTGACCAGTTAGTAACCAAAATAAAAAAGAATAAATTTTCCAAAGCCGCATGGCGCCAAACAGACGTATTAGTCGTGGATGAAGTCAGTATGCTTTCTCTCAAATTATTTGATTTATTAAATAATATTGGCAAGGCTGTTCGCGGAAATCAAAAACCATTTGGCGGCATTCAGGTGATATTTTCAGGCGACTTCTTTCAATTACCACCTGTTGGAGATAAAGAGGATCCAGATACGCAGCGTTTCTGTTTTGAAAGCGATGATTGGAATTCAGTCTTTCATCGCAACTGCCAAATCCAGTTGGTAAAAATTTTTCGGCAAACGGATGACACATATTCTACCATTTTAAACCAGATACGTGAAGGCAAAATAAAACGCAGGTCCAACGATTTGCTCCTTCAATATGTAGGCCGACCATTGGACCCAAATTTGATAGCCGAACCGACAAAATTGTATCCTACACGCAACAAGGTAGAAAATATAAATAATACAAAAATGTCAGCGCTTCCTGGTGAAATAAAGGAGTATAATATAAAGTATTTGAAGGATTTGGAAATGACAAAAGCTGACAGGGCACATCGTGTTGATTTTACAGATAAAGATATTCAAGTGGAGCTCGACTTTTTAGCAAATAATCTGATTTGTGATAAGGAAATGAAGTTAAAATTAGGTTCACAAGTGATGTGTATTATAAATATTCAATCTGATACTGGTATAGAAGTGTGTAATGGAAGTCAAGGAATTGTGACCGACTTCTGTGAAATTACAAAAGCACCTAAAGTAAAATTTAATAATGGAATTGAACGCATAATGGTGCCACATGTTTGGATAAGTGATAAAATACCTGGCATTGGTGTGTCACAAGTCCCGCTAATTTTGGCATGGGCTCTGACCATTCATAAGTCACAAGGTGCGACCTTAGATGCTGCGGAAATTGATGTTGGAAGTGGAATATTTGAATGCGGTCAAACTTACGTAGCATTATCGCGTGTAAAAAGCTTGGAAGGTTTATATTTGTCTTCCTTTGATGCGTCAAGAATAAAAATTAATAGAAAAGTAAAAGATTTTTATGAGTCTCTTACCCTTTATCATTCTTCAAATGAAGAGGTTTACGTGCCAATAGTTGTAGAACCTTTGGTAGAATTGTCGAAAGAAAAATACGATGAGGAAGAAAAACAAGAAAAACAACAAGTTATAAATGATGTAAAAATAATTAATTTGTAATAAATTATCTTATCATAATATCTATATTTTAATAATAATTGTTTGTAAAATATTCATACATTTCTTATCAATTCGTATAGTAGAGAGAACTTTAAATATTTTATTATAAGTTTCTTCATCAAATTCGCAAATTTCTATAAATTGATTACAATAAGCATCAATAATTGGCTCAACAATTTCATATACATCTCTAACATCTTTATCTAGACGAATAATTCGATTTAAATCTAATAAAAATTTGGTAAATATTTCTTTTCTCTCTATTTTTTCCTTTTCAAATTTTTTGATAAGTTGTTCCTCAAAATCTTTGTTTAAATCATTAAAGGTTCTAGCTTCTTCTAAACTAATACGCAATGCTTTATTGAGTTCCTTTTCAAAGTCACTTTTATTGTCTGCGAATAATTGTTCTTTAAATACTTTATCAGGAGATCTTACAGTATTATCTACATCATTAAATGAAAAATCCATTCTATTATTAAGAGTATAATACTATTATATTAAATCATTTTTCTTAATTAATAAAATTGATTTAATTTAAAATAACTTAAAGAAAGACACTAACAACTAAATAAACTGAAATGCCTTGCGACTATTACGTTGAAAAATCGACCATCATTGAATACATGATGGAAACAGGAGAGATTTATATTTTAGTCTATAATATTTTTAAATATAAGGGTTATCTCTTATCTTATTCAGTTGACGTTGAAGATCGAAAAGATCAAAATTATAAAAAATTATTGAATAGAGCATTAAAAAAACACACATATATTAAGATTTTGTATGATAAAGAAGGCTGGGCAAAGGATAAATATCAAGAAAATTACAGAATTAAGTTGGAAAAAAAAAATTTAGATCCAAGTAGGGTTGTTAAAATATATAAAGATTATACTTCATGGCCACGCTAATTATAATATTATTAATATTTATAAATTTGTTATCATTATTTTTCTCTCTTTTTATTTTTATTTTTATTAAAAAATAAAATTGAAATTAAAAAACTTTAATAAATATAAATTACACTTAATAGGCTCTCGTATAGAATGCAAAATGATATTCAATTTGAATTTACACAATCATCCAGAACTATGTTTTCTCTTGATAATTCTTATAATGATAATGGAACAAATGATTGTTTATCTGATAGATCTTCAGATTCCAGACGAATTCAAAACACATATAATAGCACAAATGAGAATAATATTAATGTTAATATAAATATTTATAGATATAAATTTACATCTGAATTTATGAATGATTTGTTTATCTTTTCAAAGATACATCAGTATGATGATAGGAGCGACTTTAAAGAAGCTTGGGAACAATGGACAGAAGATAATGAGAATATTATTTCAAGTGAGGTAAATCGTCTAACTAACTTAGGTTATGAAGGCGATATAATTGATAAAATGTATAAAAGTGCTCGCTATTATTTTAGAAAGAAGGGAAATGAAAAAAAGCCGGCTTCTTTAAGACGCGATTATATCAGTGTTAGCAAAAACCTTATAAATGCTATGGATCAGCATATTCGAGTTGAAATTCACAGAGAGGATTATAAACCATCTGATGCTTTTGATGAATTCTGTAAGAGCAATATAGATATATTAAAAGAGAATATTGCTATTATTTGTAAGAATGGTCTCACTGATGCGGTGGAGATAAAGAATAAAATTAAGAAAACATATAAAAATAGGTATTTCTTATTTGCCAACAAATAAATAAAACATAATAAAATACAATAAAAATATAATAAAATAATAAAGGATAAATAATATATTTAATAAATGAATACAAATATAGAAATAAGCACATTATTAAACCATTTTTTATTGGATAATGAAAAAGATGTTGAAAATATTGATAAAAATTCACAAAAAAAATATAAAACAAAAATAATAAATCAATGTTTTTATTCCATAAATGAAGCAAATATAAGTGAAATTATTAAAGAAATACCTTATTATTCAAAAAGTTATTTAATTATTGAGAATTATGAATTTATTGATATTCGTCAATTAAATGATACTGTTCTTGAAAAACTTAATTTTGATATAAAAGATGTAAAATACTTATTATTTAAATATAAAAATATTAAATGTCTTCCTTTTAATGACTTTTTATTTTATATAACTACTCATCCAAAAATACTTATTTTTTATCTTATAGATATATTTTCTTATCTTTTACAAGGTCTAATACAATTAAATGAGCATAATATATGTTTTTTCAATTTATCCTATAAAAATATTGTTTTTGATTTGGATTGTAGAGAGAAACCCTTATTAGAAGATTTTAAATATAGTTTACAGCTTTCAAAGCTAAGTGTATCTTATATTAGTAATATTATTAAAAATTTAAATGATTATAGGTTAAAACCATTTGAAGTCCATGTATTATTTTATTTGATAAAAAATGATATTAACACAATATCTTACTCATTTATTGAGCAAATATGTGAAATATATATAAAAAAATTTAATATTTTGGAGTTTTTTTCTGAAAGTTATAAGGAAAAATATAAGCTAGCTTGCATTAAATCATTGGAAAAATATGTTAATAAACCAAAGAATGATATAATATTAGATATTTTGGAACAACATGATAAATGGGATGTATATAGCATAAGCCATATTTTTTTACATATATTTGGAAGTATGTCTCGTTTTTTCTCTCTAAAAAATACTTTTATAAATAAAATAACAATTGAGTTGGCTAAAAATATTCATCCTGATCCTTCTAAGCGTAGCGATTTGTCTACTTTGTTGAAAAATTATCAAAATTTATTAGATGGAGAGAAAGATTGGTCATTTGTAAATCATATGAATAGTAGCAAAATGAAAGAATTTTTTGATATTTTGTATGAATAATTTATGTAAATAATATGATAAGTATTTTATATCTTATTATTTGTTAGATTATTAGTCAGCATTTTAATGTCTTCGGCGACGACGAGTGCCAGCAGCTTGGGCAGCCATAGATCTTTTAGAGTGACGACGAGCACTCTTTCTTGACTTTTTGGTTCCGTGAGCAGCAACTGGCATAGAACCCATCTCGGACTTGCGCTTGCTAGCATCCTTCAATGCTTCTTGAAAGCTATAGCTAGAATTTTTACTTTTACCTTCACTGTATATTTTTTTCACGAATTTATTCCATGGTGTAAGAGCTCTTTTACCTCCGTTCATTATATATTAACCCAAGATAAAAACCAAAAGTATTACTAAATTAAAAGTATTTATAACATTATAAATTTGATGCGAATAATATATTATTTTTAAACCGGTATAATATAAGAAAATAAAATTGAAATAAATTTAAAGCAATAAAAGTATATTACAATATACAATAAGAAATGGTCAAGAATTTTGGTGGAAATAAAGCAAAAGGTTATGCTCGCAAGAATATGTCAGGAGGCTCTCATGCTTTGAGACTTTCTGAGGATCCGGGAGAATTATATGCGCAAGCTGTTAAGATTTGTGGCGGTTCTATTTGTCGTGTAATTGATTTGAATGGGACAGAGATGACATGTCACATCCGAGGTAAATTTAGAGGTAGAGGAAAGAGAGATAATTTAATTGGTCCTGGAACATGGCTTCTCATTGGAATACGAGAATGGGAAAAGGAGCCATCCACAGGCAAATTATTAAACTGTGATTTGATTGAAGTTTATTCTGATCTTGACAAAAACAGATTAAAAAATATAGCAACTGGGGTTAATTGGTCATTATTTATTACAAATGATACAAAAAGTATTAATTCTACTTTAGATGATGATGGTGCTGCTAGCGATATCCAGTTTTCAGATAACAAAAGTCATGAATATAATGAATTAATCACAGCATCTTTGGCATCCGCAGGAAAAACTACTATTATTTCTACAGATGATGGAGAAGAAATTGATGTAGATGATATTTAAATCAATTATATAAAGGTTTAAAAAGTATTTGAAAAAAAGTATTTGAAAAATATTATTTGTATAAAAAATTTTTACTACAAATAATACAAAATCCATTTAAAATAAATTTATCTTTTTTTTACTATAAAATATGCCACTGCTGCTAAAATACCCATATATAATAAATTAGGTCCATTGCCTTGAGGTTGAGGTCCACCACCTGAGAAAGTATGAAATTTTTTATTATATATCTGATAATTTTGCTTATTTTTACGAAATTTCTCTCTATTTATATTAGGGTTATAAGCAACTCTCTTAATAAATTGTAGGTTTCTGTTAAACAAGCTCATCTATGATAATATAAACTTGTTTTTTAAATTAAAAAAATTTCAATTTTTTTTTACCACCTTTAGAAAAGGTGGAGCCAAATTTCATATTTGGTTATACCTTTCATAAAGGTATATTTTGATCAACTTTTTTTAAAAGTTGAATACGACCTCCTATATTCATATATAAAGCTTCCATTTTTTACCGTTAATGGATGTGAACTAAACAATTCTATTGCTGTAAGGAGATAATTATATAACTGAGTATACCTTTAAATGCTTTTATATATATATTATGAATTGTATATTTAAAATCTATTTAAACATAATATGTATTATATATATACCATAATAATCTATTTGTAATTAACAAAAGAAGTATATAATGAGCAATTATTTTAAGCAAAATTCACGATTTGAAGTATTAAGTGAAGAAATAAATGGAAATAAAGGATTTAAAAGGGACGATAGAAGGGACGATAGAAGGGACGATAAAAGGGACGATAGAAGGGACGATAAAAGGGACGATAAAAGTGACAATCATTTTAATAATAAAACAAGTAATCTTTCTTATAGAGAAAGACAATTTGCTAATAGCGCATTTAGAGAGCAACAGATTGCCAAAAATGAACAAAAACGGTTAGAAGAAGAAAGAGAAAAAAATTTATCTGCTGAAAGTTTTCCTGAGCTTATAAAAACAACTAAGATAAATACTACTAATAGTATGCCTAGTTTTCTAGAAAAGATTACAATAGAACTTGAAAAAAAAGAGGAATCTAAAAGTGAAAAACAAAATTTAATAGAAACTTTAAAACCAGGTTGGGCGTTATTCAGATATGATAATGAAACAAATAAAACAACAATGTTTGAAAAACGGATAATTAGAAATGAACAAAATCCATTAAGTGAATTAGATATAATATACAATATATTTGATGGTTTAGCAAATTTACATGAAAATAGACGACAAGAATATATCGATAACTGGGGTGAAGATGAATATGAAAAAATGTTTATTTTTCCAAATTATGATTATGACTATTTTGATAAGTTAGATGAAAAATACGATGAAGAGATGAGAAAATATAATGATGCTGTTAGACAACAGTATAATTATGATGATGATTACTATGAAGAATAAAGTAACAAATATGTTATTAGTTAAAAGTAATATTGTATTATATAGTTTTAATATAATATTAGCAGATGGAAGAAATAGAAGAACTAAATGAAGAATTAAATGATGAATGGATAAATAATTTTGAAAAAACAGATAAATTATATGAAGATTATTATAAAGATGATTTATATTATGTAAATTTAAAATTCATATACTTAAATAGAGAAAATGAAATTGAAAAAATTAAACAAGAACCATTTTTGATGACAAATATTAACTATATTTTAAGAGAAGAAATTCTTGGAATACTTAAAAAATCAATTAATGAAGATAATAGAAAATATACATTAATGTCTATTTTGCGCTACAATTTTTTATTAGAACCAGATGATATACAGATTTTTTTAAAAAATCCCGAAGAAAAAGATTTTTTAACTATTGTAAAAAATATTGATACTATAAAATTTGAAAAAACAATTCATATGTTTCATGACTTAAATGATCTTATTTTTATTTTTTTTGAAAAATCTCCAGAACTTAAAGAAGTTGACACTAATAGGGCAACTAAAAAGATCTATTTGCGTTCTCTAAGCACCCGTAAAAAAACTATTAAAAAACGATATAAAGATTAAAAGATAATATATTATATCATAGCAAATGGCAGCACTTGTGAGCGCACTTGATAATTATACTCCACAGCAAATTGGTGAGAATGGTCACGTTGAATATGGATGGTCAAATTCGACCCAAGAACAAATCCTTCAACTGTCCTTTCAGCTCATTCGAACAGACGAAAATGGTATTAATAATTTAAAGACTATTCTTAGAAATTTACTTCTTGTTTTATATCAGCAAGTTTCTAGTGGAAATATTGTAGAGAAGCAGATTGCGAAAGGTCATCTTTCACTTATTTATAAGATGATTGGCCAAACACGTGATGTTGTGGATGGCAAGGGTGAGTACGCATTAACTTATATGATGATTTATACTTGGTATGAATTTTTTCCAGCTTTGGCTCATTTCGCACTTAAGTGTCTTGTTGACTTAGGCGAAAAGCATCAGTATGGGTCTTGGAAGGATATAAAATATTTTTGCGAATATTGTAAGTCTCAGGGCTGTGACATAAAGCATGGACTTGTTCAGTATGCTATTCAGCTAATAAATGATCAGTTGAAAAAAGATCTTGCCTATTCTGGTAATCTATCATTGACAGCAAAATGGGTTCCTAGAGAGAAATCTCAGTTTAAATGGATTTATGCTGAGCTTGCTACTAATTATTTCCCAGAATACATGGCTACTGCCGATACTTCTGTAAGGCTTGAAAAGGCAGTTCTAAAATGTAAGACTGAATATCGTAAGATGATTTCTTCACTCAATAAAAGAATTGATACCCTTCAGATCAAGCAGTGTGGAAAGAACTGGGCGGCCATTAATTTTAATAAGGTTACTTCTATTTCCCTCGGCAAGCAGAAGAAGGCTTTTTTGAATGTCAACAAGAAGGGCGATATTCGATTTCCTGATGATGAAGACCGTATTGAGTGTGCCGAACATTTTAATGCTCATATTCAGAAGGCAGTAAAAGGTGAGATTGAGATGAAGGGAAAGCGCGTTGGAATGGCATATTTTACCAAGCAGGCGCGTCAACTTAACCATGGGTATGGTTCACAAGTAGAGAAAGATCTAGTCAATTCTCAGTGGCGAGATAATTCCAAATTGACCGGCGCACTTGAGAATTTCATTGCGATGGTAGATATTTCTGGTTCCATGACCGGTGATCCTATGGATGTCGCAATTGCTTTGGGAATTCGCATTGCTGAGAAGTCCAAGCTTGGAAAGCGCGTTATGACTTTTAGTATGAACCCAAAGTGGATTAACTTGGAACCTTATCCTGATTTTGTATCTCAAGTAATGGCAATTGAAGGTGGAGAAGTTGGTTATAACACTAATTTCTATAAGGCGCTTGATTTAATCTTGGATGCGATTATTTTAAACAAGATGGATCCTTTGGATGTTCAAAACATGGTTCTGGTCATGCTTTCAGATATGGCAATTGACCAGGCAGAGACATATCAAGGAGCAACTACCAAAGATATGCGCACCGCACTTTTTGAGACAATTAAACAAAAATATGCGGCTGCGGGAATGCGTGTTCATGGAGCCCCTTACAAGCCTCCTCACATTCTTTTCTGGAACTTGCGTAGCACTTCTGGGTTTCCTTGTATGTCTAATGAGCCAGGAGTATCTATGGTTGCTGGATTTAGCCCTGCTCTGCTGAATGACTTCTGTGATAAGGGAATGGACGCAATTCTGTCTCTAACTCCTTGGTCTCAGTTGGTTTCTAGTTTGTCTAAGGACCGATACCAGATTTTGGAAGACTATTTGGATAAGATTATCGAGGTATAAAATTTGGGTAAGATAAAAAATTACATATAATTTATAAATTTAAATTATATGTAAATTATATGAAAGAAAGAAAAATATATAAAATGATTAATACTATAATTCACAATGACATTATTGGTTATAAAAATAAAATATTAACAAATAGTATTAAAACATCAATAAATAGTCTTAAAACATACTTGAATAGTTTTCAAAAAAATATAATTAAATATAGCGTATTTTATAAAAATCTTTCTAATAAATTTAATTTAAATATTATAAATACAAATACTTTTAATTCTTCATCTAGTTCAATTATAAAACATCCAACTATTGAAAAATCATTTTTAATGAATACTAGGTTTGTAAATTATTCTTTAGATAGTATAGGTAGATCTGATATAAATAATAAAAAATGTATTACAGTTAATAAAATTTCTTTATTAGATCAGTCGTTTAATGAGATACATTTCAAATACTTATATCCGACAAATTATAATTCAAAATACATTGGTATAGAAGATATTCGTCTTTTTAATTTTAATGATGATATTTATTTTATTGGAATTTTTTACAATCAAGAATTAGAAAAAACACAAATAGTATCAAATAAATATATGTATAGTAATGATTATTATCCAATAATAATAAATTTAACCTTTAAAACTGACTTTAAATGGGAAAAAAATTGGGTTTTTTTTAATAATAATGATAAACTTAATATTGTTTATAAATGGTATCCTATCTATATATGTGAAATAAATTATGAAAATCAACAATTAAATTTAATACAAACTATTGATAATTTACCTAGTATTTTTAAAGATTTCAGAGGTTCAACAAATGGACTTCATTTTGATAATAAAATTTGGTTTATAGTTCATCAACAAAATAGTATAATTAATAATATTAAAAGTTATGTTCATAATTTTGTAGTATTTGATAAAAATATGAAATTATTAGGATATTCAAAAACATTTAAATTTGAAAATAACTTAGTTGAATTTTGTATAGGAATGGAAATAACAGATAAAAATCATTTTTTAATAACATATAGCACATTAGATAGTAGTTCAAAACTTGTTATATTTTTACCTGAATATGTTAATAGTTTGATTTATTATATTTAATTAAATAATGTAACATTTGGTATGTGGTTGCCTTTATATACAGCCAATATATTAGTTCCTGCGCCTAAATTAACTAAATTTGGATTATGTACAAGATGATTAGTCATGTATTCCTTTATTAAATAGTTCATATGTTGTTTGATATTTTTAATATATAACAATTTATTACTTACAATTTCAAATAATTCATAATCATTAGATTGTAAATATGGTAATATATTTATTTGATCATATTGTAATTTATCTTTCATAATATATGTTAATTCAAAAATAATATATTTTATTTTTTTATTCAAAATTAAATTTTTAGCAGACATAAAGACACACGGTTCTGCTCCTTCAACATCTATTTTTAAAATTAAAATCTCTTTATCACAACATATATCATCAAGCGCAATTGTTTTTACCATATTTTTTTCATTGTACGACATCATATTTTTGTTGCCAGACCAGCCATCAAATATTACATCTTCTTTTATATTTGAAGCAAAATTTTCAAAATATTTTAATCTATTTTTATCAAAATTATTAATTTCTATTGATTTCTCTAAATATTTTTTATATACTGGATTAGCTTCAATAGCGAAAACATTAAAATTATATGATAAAGCAATCATGCTAAAATAACCTGTATTTGAACCAACATCAACTATTATAGGTTCCAAATTATTAGAATTTTTATTTAATATATCAATAAACAAACTTGTTTCCTCTTTACTCCATATATTTGTATCTCTTATACTATCTTGAACATTTTTTGAACCATACATATTATCATTGCTATCTTTTGAAGGAATACATAATTTACAATTTTTATTAATTTTAATATTAACAATATCCATTATAATTAATAATTATATTATTTTATATAATTGAACTAGACGTTTCAAAATCATTATTTTGAAAAACAATTCCGGTATTTCTACAATTGCGATTATTATTTAAAGGCAAATTATTGTATTTACATGGATTTCTAGTTCCATTCCAACAATACCATTTAAAAATATTACTGTTAATTTCACCTTTTAAAATTCTATCTTGATAATTTTTTAATATAATATCACAATTTGTTAATCCATCTGCTTCTCTACCCATACAGTTTGTTGCGTAAGTTGAATTGTAATCCCAACCTAAAATTAATTGTAAAGCTCTTACTGCTCCTTTATAAGAAACTAACAATCCGTGCATACAAAAACATGATTTTTTGTTAATTCTCGGAATATTATTTTCATTTTTACACTCATCAATTTGATTTCCCATATAAATTATATCAAAATCTTTTGGTGTATTTTTATAATATTCTGGTGCTATTTTTTTCCAATCAGAATGAAATAAAACATCATCTTCAAATATAGTTGCTATTGATATTTTATTTTCAGCAATTGTTAAAAATACTTTTAACATTGACAAATTACAACCAATATTGCCTTTACTACACCATCTATCATATTTTGGATTATTAAAAAGTTTTAATGCTTCATTTACTTCACTTTCAATTTTTCCATTTACACCTTTAAATAAAACTATATTTTTATAACCTGCTTCTTTTACATTATTTAAACAATAATTACTTCTTTCAGGAGATAATTCTGGAACATGAATTATAAAAGCTGGAAAATTATTTTGAATTAAATTAAAATCTATAGAATTCATTATACATACTAATTATATATTAATTGATGAGTAATTTATACACAATAGAAGATTTAGAGAAAATGGGTATAACAATTTATGGTAAAAATATTAAAATAAGTAAATTTGTTAATATTTATAATCCTAAAAATCTTATTCTACATGATAATATAAGAATAGACGACTTCACAATTATATCATGTAAAGGAGTAATTGAAATATTTAATTACGTACATATAAGTGCTCAATGTTTTATATCTTCTTCAATAAAAATACTTATTGGAAATTTTTCTGCTATTTCAGTTGGAACAAAAATATTTGGAGGTTGCGATGATTTTTCAGGAGAATTCTTAGCTAATCCAACAATATCATCACAATATACAAATGTAAAAATAGGTGATATTATAATAAATGATAATGTTATTATTGGTTCTAACTCTGTTATAATGCCGGATATTATTATTGAAGAAGGTGTTGTTGTAGGAGCGAATTCATTTGTGAATAAAAGTTGTACTTCTTGGAAAATGTATGCTGGTTCACCAATTAAATTTATTAAAAATAGAAGTAATGAATGTCTAAAAAAATTAGATGACTTTAAAAAAAATATTATACTACTATAATAAAATGATATCTTGGGTTCCTGAAAAAAAAATTAATTTAAATGATGTAAATAAAAAAATAGAAGAATGTATTGAAATTAAATATTTAACAAATAATGGAAAAAATGTTATAGAACTACAAAAAACAATTAAAAATATATTTAATATTGATGAAGATAAGGAAGTTATTTTAACTTGTAATGGTGCTATGGGTATAAATGCCTTAATTGGAGGTTTAAATATCTTTTATAATAAAAAATTAAGATGGGCAGTTCAATCTTTTACATTTCCATGTTCAAATCAAGGATTATTAATTGATTCAATAATTTTTGACTTGGATGATAATATGGGTCCTAATATTGCTGACTTAAATAAACGAAAACATGAATATGATGGCATTTTAATAACTAATTGTTTTGGTGCTTCAACAAACATTGAATTATATGAAACTTTTTGTAAAGATAATAATAAACTTTTACTTTTTGATAATGCGGCAGCTTCATTTACTTATTATAATAATAAAAACCATTTAAATTATGGGTTAGGTTGTATGGTTTCATTACATCATACAAAACCAATTGGATTTTGTGAAGGAGGATTTATTGTTTTTGATAAAAAATTTTTAGATGTAATGGAAAAATCTATTTGTTTTGGTTTTACAAAATATGATAAATTTAATTATGATATCTATGCTAGTAACTATAAAATGTCTGAGATATCGGCTATATTTATATCTGATTTTTTAAAGAATTTAAACGTTATATATGAACATCATACAACAATTGTAAATTATTTTATAAAAAAATTTTATGATAATAACTTAAATGAACATGTAAGATTATTTCCAAATTATTCAGATTACAAAAATTCATTAATGTCAACAATTCCTTTATTATTTGAAAACGAAATTTCAACAAATGTTTTTTTTGAAAATAGTATAGAAGCAAAAAAATATTATTATCCATTAGATTTAAATTGTAGTTTTTCAAGTAAATTATTTAAAACTATTATATGTTTACCCTTAAATACGGATATAACAATTGAAATAATAGATTTGTATATAAAAATTATTAAAAACTTACTTAAATAAAACTAATGGACTTATTCTTATTCTTGCGCCTGATTTAAATACTGCCTGCGCATGAAATGCTCTATGTTCGCAATCCTCATATCTTCCATGAGCGTTTCCATAGTCCTGATAAATTAATTTTGATTTTGCGGTTTTTGAATGTATTTTTATAAATTCTTTTGGTATTATATCTATTCTTACTCTTCCATCATAATATGTATTTAAAAATTTTGGAGTTCTATAGATGGCAAATCCATTAAATGATGATAAGCATTTCAATAATTGGTGTTTTGGTATTGATTTTAACATATTATCAATATAATTTTCTATTACATGATGGTTATAAATATGACTATGTTGAAAATGTATATAACTAAAATAATATGGCTTTATTGATAATGCCCATACATCGTAATATTTTGGGTTTGTATTAAAAGATAATCCATCCCAATCATATCTAATTAGTGCTGCTTTAAGCACATTTAAATTTATATCTTTACAATTTACATCATCCATATCCATCATGATAAAATATGGAAAAATATATCTATTTTGTCTTACATAGTCTAAACAATAATTGCGACCTACTGCTAATCTATGCGTTCTAAATCGTGAAACTAACGTTTTATTCTCATAAAATATTAATCTTGGGTTTTTATTTTGGTAGTCTTTTAGAATATTCAATGTATCATCGCTTGATTCATCATAATATAAAACTATTTTATAATCATCAAAGAGAGAACCAATTTTTTCTATATTTTCAAAAACTTTATTTAAATAAGGTCCGCAGTTCCTTACTGTTCCACATATACAACAATTCATTTATATATGTTTATTTTATTTTATCTATTATTTTCTCTCTATTTTAATTTCTCTCTATTTTAATTTCTCTCTATTTCTAATAAAATTGAATTCAAAAATATGATAAATAATTATTTTACTATATATGTTTACTCTTGTCACAATTCGTTTTAATAATGAAACTTTACAACTTAACTATGAAAATCGTGCAAAGCGCGGACTATCATGTATTTATGCTTCTCCATATGAAATATCATCCAAAATATATTTAAATTCACCCGTATTTGTAATTGAAATGAATAATTCCACCAATAAAATTGAAGGAATTGGATTGATAAAAAATAAATCGAGTTGTGATAAATATTACAAAATTCAAGAAGTTCAATGCTATAATCGTTATGTTTATTTTGGAGAATATCATGTTGATCGCTCTACAATCGAGCTTTATAATCCTTATCTTGTATATGTTTTAGATCAAATCCTATTTAAAGGATATACACATTCTAAACGTGGTGCTGGATTTACAACAATTCCTGAAAAAGTGCTTACATTTGACATTTGTAAAGATATCAATATCAAAAAAGAAATTAGAAATCTATTTATTTCTCATTTTAGAGAGAAAGGAACCAATAATTCTACTAATAAATAATTTATTTGAAATTTTTATAAAATTTTTGTTAGTTAAATATATTTTTGTTAGTTAAAAAATTTTTGTTAGTTAAATATATTTTTTTAATTTAAAAAAATATATATAGTAATCCTATGACAAGTGTTGATACAAATGTTTCTAATTATACTCTCTCTGAATTAATGTCTATTATTTCTATTGAGGATTTTGATGAAAATGAAATCATAGAAAAAACTAATGACCTTACTAATAAATTTAAATATAAAAATCCACGATTAGCTGTTTTTTTTCAAGCTATAAAGTCTCAACTTTTACAATATGCTCAAAATTTAGAACTTCTAGAGGATGATGATCATGCTAATGATCCTAATAAAATTCATGTAGAGGGGTTTGGAACAATGTCAAATGAAGCTATTTATTCTGCAGGCGAGAAACAGGTTACTGACTGGTTTGAAAATCAAAATTTAACACAAAGTGATGAAAATCAAGTTGATAAAATAACAGATAGAAAGCAAAAAATTGGCGTTTTTGGTAACCAACATGCTCCCATGGATCGCCAACAAATTGCCACTACTGATACATTTGGTGTTCCTGTTAAGCAAGACTCCTTAAATCCTAATTTAAAAAATACAATTAGTCGTTTTGTTAACTTAGATAGCCAATTTAGACAATACACCAATGGAATAGATAGTGCTTCAACTGATTATACGTTAGATCTTTCCGATACATTAAAAAATGCGTTGAGTTTAACATTGTATTCTTATCAAATACCATTTAGTTGGTATGCTATTGATACTGCTTATGGAAATACTTGTTTATGGATTTTAGATGCCAGCACAAATCAGGCTATTAATATATCCATTCCACCTGGTAATTACGGGCAAGCTGATTTTGTTACTCAATTAAATACTTCTTTTATTGCTGCTGGATTTTCTTTTCCAGCTATTTTACCTAATATACCCGTAAATACTCCTGTAAAATATAACCCTAATAGTGGTATTATAACTTTATATTTATATGATGGCTCATATAATGATCTTACAAATCCATTAAATAATTTTACTATTAATCAAACTACTCAGATTATTTTTTATGATTTTACTGGTGTATTACAATGTAATAATACTTGTTTTAGTAAAAGTAGCAGTTATTTTAATAATTCTCTCGGTTGGATTATGGGTTATCGTATTCCTTATGTTAATGTAGACCCCAGTGGCAATACAGCTTCTTCTATTTTAGACTTGAATGGCACCAAATATTTAATATTAGTTATTGATGACTATAATCAAAATCATGTCAATAATAGTCTTGTATCTATTTCCCAGGTTTCAAATAATTTAAAGATACCTTCTTATTATTCACCTGATATTCCATATACATGTATACAACCTGGCACAAATAATTTAACGCAAATTGTTAATGAAGTAACTTTACAAACTCTATTTGATAATCAGACGACAAATGTTCAAAATGGACTGCTTATTGCTGGCAAATATGAAGGCGATTATATATCAACTCAAATAAATTTACCAAGCGCACCTAGAACCCTTACTAAGTCTCAGATTTATACCATAAATGAAATTAACAAAAGCAGAAATAATATGACTAATTATTTAGCAAAAGCACCAACTAGTTCTGATATTCTTGCCATAATTCCTGTTAAAACTTCTGTTGGTGTCCCTACTGGTTCTTTATTAGTTGAATTTAGCGGCTCATTACAAGACAGCGTTCGCACTTATTTTGGTCCTGTTAATATTGAAAGAATGGCTGTTAAACTTCTAGACGATAAAGGTAACATTTTAAATTTAAATGGTAATGATTGGTGTGTTACATTAGTTTGCGAATGTTTATATCAATATTAAGTAACTAATTTTGGTTATTATATCATACTATAATATGAGCATGTTTATGAATTTATTTAATGAAATTGGCGGAAATGGACCTATAATTTTAAATTTTCTCTCTATATATCTTTTATGGGATAAACATAACTTATTATTCTATTATATTATTGGTATATTTGTAAATACTATATTAAATTTAATTTTAAAAGGCATTTTTCAACAACCTAGACCATCAGAAGACTATGATAAATTTAATCTAGCTTTAAAAAATGGTAAGCGATTTATTTTTAAGAATGGAGTTCCATTTGATATATTTGGTATGCCTTCTGGACACGCACAGTCTGCTTTATATTCAACAGTATTTATTTATTTAGCACTTCAAAAAACCAATATTTTATATCTTTATTTATTGTTTTCTCTCTTAATTATTACACAACGTGTTGTATACAATTATCATACTGTATTTCAAGTAATAGTCGGCGCCTTTGTTGGCGTCTTATTTGGCTATTTTGTTTTCTCTCTTGCTGAAAAGAAGATTAAAAATCGTATTAGAGAGAAATCCGATGATTTTGGGCCAATTTAATATATATATAAATAATATAAATGTCTTGTGCTAAGAATACTTCTGTTACAAATGAAACCCATAGTATTACTGTAAATCCTCAATTTTTTCAAAATATTACAAAAAATAGTAGACAATATCTGAATAGTAGTTGTCGAAAAATATCTAATGCTTATCCTAGTTTTACCCCTGCTATTTATTCACTCTCTGTTACTACTAGTGAATCAGATGTCTATTCTCTCGTATATGTTGATGGTAATAATTTCTTACCGTCTGTTTATGGCACCACCTATGTTAATTTTGGTAATTATAAAAATCTACCTATTACATTTTATAGTCCTAATCAATTATCATTTGTTGTCCCATTAAATGTTTTAATTGGCTTATATAATGTTACTGTTGTAAATGTTTATAATAGCAATTTTAGTCCCGCTGTAAACCTTACATATGCTGGTAATTTAAATTATTCTAATTCAATTACTTATACGATTACTTAATACATACATAATTCAATAAAATAATTTAATAAAATAATAAATATATATGTCTTATTTCTATTTATATATATTTATTCTTGCTATTTTTATTATTGGCGTTTCTTATTGGAATACTTATCGTGAAGGATTTAACTCTGAAAAACAGACTTTTGTTTTATTAGGAGATAGTATATTTAAGAATGATCAGTATGTTTCTGATGGAAAAAGCGTTAATCAGTTACTCTCAGAGAGAACTAACGGTAAAACTATTTGTTTAGCTAAAAATGATGCCAAAATTGCCAACGTTTATGATCAAGTGAAACAAATTGAGCCATATCTAAATAGCACAACTACTACTATTTTTCTCTCTGTCGGCGGAAATGACATATTATCTCGCGCACAAAATAATGCTAATGGTGATAACAATTTTTTATCTACTGTGTTTGAAGAATATAAATCACTTGTAAATTCTATTCAAACACAGTTACCTAAAGCAAATATTGTTCTTTGTGATATTTATTATCCTGATAATTTAAAATATAAACAATACCATCCTATAATTAGCGAATGGAATGATATGATCCAGACTTTTGCGAGAGATCCTAAAAATCGAATTATGGGAGTTTTTAAAATTAGCTATATTTTGACAACACCTGAAGATTTTACTCTTGAAATTGAACCTTCTGATATAGGCGGTCAAAAAATTGTTGATACAATGTTATCTTCTTATTAAATTTATTCGATACGATAATACATAAGTAATTGATAACATTTTGTAAAATTCCAATTCATCGGTTTACCATCATACATTTCACCTTCAAATTGCCATGAAAAATCTGAATTTATTTTATTTTTCCATTTTAAAGGGACTAGACGATGAAAGCTCGCACCATCATATGCCATTTCTTTACCTTCGCATGTAATAGTCGCACAAAAATGATCACCATTAGTATCTATAATAGAAGCACTATCTAATTCATATTTCGCATCATTTATTTTAAAAGTTACTGGTTTTCTAAAACTGGCAGCATCATCTACCATCACTTCTAATACTACTATATGAGGCAAATGTGCCATTTTTTTTGCCGTATTTTCAATGACTTCTCTCCAACTACTATTTGCGTTTTTTGTGAATAAAAGTTGGAGAGAATTATTATTTAAATAATTTATTATACCTATATAGTAATATATTGGGTTTCCTGCTTCATCTACATCTATAATACCTTGATAGTTATCCTTATAAGATTTTGGAATGTGATTATATATAGATTTTATTATTACATTTGTATCTAGACTATATGCTAATTCACTACCAGTTAAACATTGTTCTATAGCAAAATTTAATAAAGCAAACGTATTTTTTAGTTGACTTGGAATATCTTTCTTATCTTTTTGTATTCCATTTATCATTAATTCTCTCAAAAAATGAAAAAATTTACGACCTTTATCACTTACAAAAAAGGTTACAAATAATGTATTGAACCAACAATTGCTTGCTACTTGAAGTGGAGTAATAATTTTGCTAGGATTTACATGCTTATTTGCTTTTAAGTTTTTAAGTAATATATCTTTTGTTTCTTCCATATAATATGGAATACATATACCTCTACCAGTATAATAAGAATCTACATAAATTTCTAATGGTTCTTCATCTCTAGATGCCCTTTCTAAGTTACATCCCTCTATTTCTCGTCGTGCTTCTGATTTTAGACTAACTAATTGCTTATTAATAGTTGGTGAATAAGAACCTGATGATATTTTTTTAGCTATTCTATCGCTTAGTTTATGAACCTTTAAAGGAGTTTCAGATGGAACTATTAAATCACTATAACGTTCTTTTACGGTTCTATTATATCTTCTACGTTTTTTATGACCTGCTAATTTTCTTGATTTCTTCTTCATATAAATAAATAATATTTTTATTTAATATAAATGGGAGCTGGTATATTGCCAACAACAATTCATCAGGGTAAACTCTATTTTTTATTTGGTAAGGAAGGTAAATATGAGGACTCTGCTCCTGGATTTTCTGACTTTGGTGGTGGAACAGATTTTTCAGAAACTTACTTAGAAACCGCTATAAGAGAAGCAGGAGAAGAATTTACTGGGTTTTTAGGTAATGATAGTGATGTCCGCAAATTGTTATGTAAACATGGAACTTACAATATTGATTATAAAACCGATGGACATAAAACTTATCGTATGCATATTTTTCCTTTTCCATATGATGAATGGTTACCTTATTATTATAATAATAATCAACGTTTTCTTCAAAAGCGTTTGCCGCCTAAAGTATTTAAAACCACCAAGATTTTTGAGAAAGCTGAAATTCGCTGGATTTGTGTAGATGATTTAAAAGGAATGCGTTCACAATTTCGATCTTATTTTCAAAATATTGTAGATATGATGTTATCACAGAGAGAAACTATAAAACAATTTATTGAACATTCTGGAAAAAATAAGAAATTTGGAAAGGCTACTTTATGTAAGCGATCTAGAAGAGGTAAAGGAGGTAAAACTCGAAGACATTAATTATTAATTTACTATACTTTTTGCTATACTTTTTATAAAAGTATTATAAAAGTATTATAAAAGTATATTATATAAATATGAAGATGATAGTAGGAATGATTGCTATGTTTGCTGGCAGTTTTATTGCACAGTATTTTTTAATGCCGCCATTTTTTATAAATAATTTGGATTTACATACTAATAATTTAGGTAAAGTATATTTATCAGCGTTTATGGGTTTATTTATGATATTAATAGAAACCACTCTTCATGATTACCAGTATCATGTATTCAGTTTAAAGACTTATGTATTGCTTGCTATTGGTTTAGGATTATTTGTATACTTATATAGATATCAAGTTGCCATTAATGACAAAGAGTATTTAAATGGTATGATTGAACATCACTCTATGGCCATTTTCACTAGTGAGGAAATTTTGAAGAAAACTGATAATTATGATGTAGCTAAATTAGCAAAAAATATTATTCAAACACAAAAAGATGAAATCAGAGAGATGGAAAGATTGGTTAAAAAGTAAAGTAAAAAGAAAATAATAAAATAATAAAATAATAATATAATATGGACAAAATAGAAGAATTTTATAATAAATATAAAGATGATAGTTATCCTATTCCACCTCATATTAGTAAGTATTGTATTTATTCGGCAACTTTTATTTTAATAGGTTCAATAACTGCGTTTTTTTGTAATTATAAAATATTATCGCTATTATTATTTTGTTTATACATAACAAGTTATATTTATTGGAGTAAACCAGCATTAATGAGTATATCAAAAATTATTGACCATTTTTTTGTATTTTTAGTATTTGCTTATGTAACTTACTTGTCATTTAATTTTACAAAAAAATATAAAATGATGTGGATTAATATATTTTTATTTGTTGTAACAATTGGTATTATTAATCAAACTATTTTTAATTTTAAAATAGTAAATTTTTTTAAACAAAGTTATCATGATCATAATCTAAAAGGAGGATATCAGCAAGAAGGTCTAGATAATGAAAAGAAATTTAATTACTTTACATTAGATTACACTTATCCAGATACATATGAGCGTGAACAAGCATGTATCTATTGTATTATTATTCATTGTTGTTGTATTCATATTTTACCATGTTTATTTGGTATATATTGTATTATTTTGAACCCAGTTTAGAGCTATACAGTTTAGAGCTATATTATACTTTGATTTAATCTATTATATATTTGGTTTGCTTCTTCTATCTCTAAATTAACTTCTGGTGGTGCTATCCACTCTGAATATGCTAAGGCTTTTGTTGTGGGACGTTCTAAAGCTAGTAGGGTTTTGAGTGCGTTCATTCTTCTCTCTAATGGGTTCATTTTTAAAGATAATTTACGAGACAATTGTTTCCAACGCCATTCAAATTGAAGAGCAGCTGGCCAGTCTGGAAATCCGGCAACATGTGCTGCTCTGGTCCATATTTCACCCTGAGCTACTTTTGCTCCAGTAGCATAGGCACCACCTTTGATTTCCTTATTGTGCTGACGTAGCCTACGATTTAAATCTACTGTTGCGCCTACATAAGTATTTCCACTTGTAGATACTAATAAATACACATAAGATGCCATTTATTTATACTTTTATAAAAAGTATAGTAAAATATATTTATACTTTTTATAAATATATATATATATTTTTTTATTTTTAGATTAGTTTTAAGTAATAGTAATATTTGTTCTTTTCTCAAAACTTTCTTCAAATACTTTTTCCAGTTTTTCAATACTACAATATATATGATTATCATTGCTTTCTATTACTTCCATATTTTTAACCAAATATGGTTTTATTGTCTTAAATAATTCGCAAATACTATATGAATCTGCTACTGAATAGAAACCTTCACAATCATTTTTATTACAAAATGATGCTAGTCCTTCTAATCCAAAATAGATTAAACAATTAATATTTGGAATACTGTGACACATCTTAACAAAGTGACCTAAATAATTTCCATCTTTTGTTTGACGTTCTATTTGATCAATTATATTTTTTAAATCATTAACATAAATAACTTCATTATTATCTGTTATTTTATCTGAATTAATTTCAATAGAAATATAAGTAAATGTGGCTTTTATTACTGAATTGCGAATATTATGCCAGTAAGTATAACTACAACTGAAAGTTTGTTCTATACAATATAAATCAATACCCATATTTAGTTTAGTAAAATAGATTTAAATCTTTTTAAGTTAATTATAATTTTTAATATATATAGCCCTTCAAAACCCTACATAATGTAGGGAAAATCTGGACTTTTCTGAAAAAGTGCCAAAAAAGAAGTCCTACACATGTAGAGGCGAATTTTCTCTTTTTTTTCCAAGACTTTTTTGGAAAAGTTAAAAATGGACATTTATTTTTGTCCATTTTTTGAAAAAGTCGAATCTTCCCGGCCAAAAAAATTTCCGCCACTGCATATTGAAAAATTACCGTCTCAAACTAAAATATTTTTTTTTAGAATGTGACGATAAAATTTTTTTATTTTTTTTTAAAAAGTATTTAGACATATTTTCTTTAGCTTTATAAAGCTAATGCAAGCTAATGAAAATATGCTTCAAAAATTTTATTGTGAATTGTGTGACTATGAATGCTGTAAAAAGACCCTTTGGAACCAACATGTTTTGACAGCAAAACATTCTAAAGCTAAAAATGGGCTAATGCAAGCTAACAAAAAATATGCATGTAAAAATTGTAATATTGAATTTATACACCAATCAAGCTATTGTAGACACAAAAAAAAATGTATAAAACAACATGTAAAAAATACTAAAGTTACAGATGAAAATATTACTGCAGACAAAGATTTAATCATGATGTTAGTCAAGCAAAATACAGAATTAATGGAAATGCTTAAAAATGGTACAAATAATAATCAATCACATAATACAAATTCTCTCAACAAGACCTTTAACATTCAATTCTTTTTAAATGAAACTTGTAAGGATGCAATGAATATTATGGATTTTGTTGACTCAATTCAGTTACAACTGAGTGATTTGGAAAAGGTTGGAGAAATTGGATATGTAGAAGGTATTTCAAATATTATCACTTCTAAATTAAAATCATTAGATGTTACTCAAAGACACATTCATTGTACTGATAAAAAGAGAGAAGTATTATATATAAAAGATGAAGATAAATGGGAAAAAGAAGATTATCAAAAGAAGAAAATTAGAAAGGCAATTAAAAAGGTAGCAGGTAAGAGCCAAAGACTATTACCAAAATTTAAAGAAGCACATCCAGATTGTATTAAAGCGTCTTCCAAATTCTCAGATCAATATAATAAAATGATTATTGAGTCAATGGGTGGGTCTGGTGATAATGACTTGGAAAAAGAAGATAAAATTATAAAAAAAATTACAAATGTTATTACCATAGATAAGGAACAATATATTTGAAGGGGCCTTAAAACCCTACATAATGTAGGGAAAATCTGGACTTTTCTGAAAAAGTGCCAAAAAAGAGGTCCTACACATGTAGAGGCGAATTTTCTCTTTTTTTTCCAAGACTTTTTTGGAAAAGTTAAAAATGGACATTTATTTTTGTCCATTTTTTGAAAAAGTCGAATCTTCCCGGCCGAAAAAATATTCGCCACTGCATATTGAATTTTTATGGTCTCGCACATAAAAAAAAATTTTTACTTTGTGACGATATTTTTTTTTTATATTTTTGCGGAAAAGGATTTAGGAGTTTTTTCTGTTGTTAAAATATAGTGTAAATGACAACGAATTTTACGCCAAATTACGCTTCAAAATTTAATTGTGTCATATGTGACTTTAAATCGTCTAAAAAAACTGATTATGATAGACATTTATCAACTCAAAAACATAAAAACAACGTTTTGACAACGGATGACAACCAAAAAAACGAAAAAAAATATATTTGTAATTTATGTGAAAAAGAATATAATGATCGTGCTGGATTATGGAGACATAAAAAAAAATGTATAGAACAACCTGTTACAAATTCTGAAAATATTACTGCAGACAAAGATTTAATCATAATGCTAGTCAAGCAGAATACAGAATTAATGGAAATACTAAAAAATGGAACAAATAATAATAATCAATCATATAATACAAATTCTCTCAACAAGACCTTCAATTTACAATTCTTTTTGAATGAAACATGTAAAGACGCAATGAATATCATGGATTTTGTAGACTCCATTCAATTACAACTAAGTGATTTGGAAAAGGTTGGAGAAATTGGATATGTAGAGGGTATTTCAAATATTATTACTTCTAAATTAAAATCACTAGATATTACTCAGCGACCCATTCACTGTACTGATAAAAAGAGAGAAGTATTATATATAAAAGATGAAAATAAATGGGAAAAAGAAGATGATCAAAAGAAGAAAATTAGAAAGGCAATTAAAAAGGTAGCAGGTAAGAACCAAAGACTATTACCAAAATTTAAAGAAGCGCATCCAGATTGTATTAAAGCGTCTTCCAAATTCTCAGATCAATATAATAAAATGATTATTGAGTCAATGGGTGGGTCTGGTGATAATGACTTGGAAAAAGAAGATAAAATTATAAAAAAAATTACAAATGTTATTACCATAGATAAGGAACAATATATTTGAAGGGTCCTTAAACCCCTACATAATGTAGGGAAAATCTGGACTTTTCTGAAAAAGTGCCAAAAAAGAGGCCCTACACATGTAAAGACGAATTTTCCATTTTTTTTCCAAGACTTTTTTGAAAAAGTTAAAATTGGACATTTATTTTTGTCCAATTTTTGAAAAAGCCGAATCTTCTTGCCAAAAAAATGTGCTGCCACTGCATATTGAAAAATTAAGGTCTCATACATAAAAAATAATTTTTAATTTGTTACGATAAAATTTTTAATATTTTTGCTGAAAAAGGATTAAAGATATTTTCTTCTAGTAATTTAGACTAATGGAGACTAATAAAAAATCCCCAAAAATCCCCTTAAAATTTTATTGTGAAATGTGTGACTATTATACGAGTAATAAAAAAGACTACTCTAAACATTTATTAACACTGAAACATCAAAATTACATAAATACTAATAGTTTGACTAATAAAAATCCCCAAAAATCCCCAAAAAATAACATTTACGAGTGTAATTGTGGTAAAGTATATAAACATTTATCTTCATTATGTAAGCATAAAAATAATTGTAATTTTATAGAACCTAAAAATATTCAAGATTTAAATAATACAAATTTACCAGATAAAGATTTAATTATGATGTTAGTTAATCAAAATACAGAATTAATGGAAATACTTAAAAATGGCACAAATAATAATAATAATAATAATCAATCACATAATACAAATTCTCTCAATAAGACCTTCAACCTTCAATTCTTTTTGAATGAAACTTGTAAGGACGCAATGAATATTATGGATTTTGTAGACTCAATTCAGTTACAATTAAGTGATTTGGAAAAGGTTGGAGAAATTGGATATGTAGAGGGTATTTCAAACATTATCACTTCTAAATTAAAATCATTAGATGTTACTCAGAGACCAATTCATTGTACAGATAAAAAGAGAGAAGTATTATACATTAAAGATGAAGATAAATGGGAAAAAGAAGATGAACAGAAAAAGAAAGTAAGAAAAGCTATTAAGCGAGTAGCATCAAAGAATATTCAATTATTACCAAAATTTAAAGAAGCGCATCCAGATTGTATTAAAGCGGCTTCCAGATTTTCCGACCAATATAATAAAATGATTGTTGAGTCAATGGGTGGTTCAGGTGATAATGACTTAGAGAAAGAGGATAAAATTATTAGAAAAATTACTAATGTCACGACAATAGATAAGGCAATGTAGTCTAGGTTCTTTAAATATTTTTAAATAAAAATATTTAAATTATTTTAATATAAATGTATAATATTATTTTTTAGAGACACGACTTTTAGACTTTTTTACAGGTTCAATATCTTCAATAATTAAATCTATTTTATTTATTGTTTCATTAGAAACTACTTCTGTAACTAGAATATTTGCTAATTCTGTGTCTATATTTTTTGGTCTAAATTTACAATTCCTTATATGTGCTGCTAAACTAGCTTTATTTTTTCCTGACCAAGTATTACAATAACTGCATTTAAAATCGTTATCATTTTCAATAGTGCCATAATTCATTAAAAACTTTTTAATTTTTGGTAGCTGTATTTCTTCTAGCTTATCAACTAATTGTTTATTTACTAATTTTATTGTTTCAAGCATTTGTATTTTTTGTATTCCAAAAATTCTATATTCTTCGGTAATTTCATCTATAACTTCTTTATTTATTGAATAATCATCATTTTGTTCTTTAGATATATCATTTAACCTTAATGAAAGATTATCGACAATATCTAGTGCTATTTTAATTTTTTCAATTTCATAATTACAATTTGGAATATATACATGAATAATTCCATTAATAATATCAATCTGAAAATTATCTTTAAATGTAATAGGTGATTCTTGAGAAATGAATATTCCGTGCATTTTTTGTATTTGTAAATCTCTCTCAAATTTTTTAACTTCTTGTGTATTTGCTGAATTTTTGTAGTTTTTACTTTCAAACAATATATTTGGTTTTGATGTGTCTTTTCTATTAACTTTAATATCGCAAGTTGCTGTATCACTTGTAACTCTAATTATTTCGTCAGAAGGCATAATAGATAGTATCATATGTTGTAATTCAGTTTCGGCAACATCGCCTTTAAATTGTGAATTATTTTTATATCTATTTAAAAAAACATGCATTTCATTTCTTAATGCTTCTTGAACATTTTGTTGTAAAATAGAATTTTCTTTTATTTGTTGAATATTTGTATTTGTTCTCTCTTCACTTGATTGTATTGAGTTAAATATTGGCTGTTGAATTGTTACAAACATTTGTGTTAAATGTGTATCAATATTATCAATAAAATTTTTAATAAAAGTATCATTATTATTTGTAGTGTCTATTTTACTTGTAATTTCTAATAATTTACTAGTATCTTGTGTAATTGAAGACAAGAATGTTTTAATACAACTTTCAATCTGTAAATAATTACTTTCTTGATTTTTTGGAATAATTTCATTTAACATAGTAGTCATTTTAGATAGAAGAAGCTCATTACATTTTTCAATATTTTTTTCAATAAATGAATTTACCTTTTCATTATTTGTTAAACTATTACTGTTCAAAATAATTTTTAAATCGTCAACGTATTCCTTTTTTGATTCGTAAAATTTTAATAATATATCTGATTTCATTAAAGATATATTTTTATCTATATCTGAAACTATAGAGAGAATTTTAGAATTTATAGTAGAATTTATAGTCGTAGACAAGTTAGACGATAAATTTTTAAGTATATCAATAAAAATGTGGTTCATAGTTACAATATCTATATTTGTATTCTCTCTATAATAAGAAATAATTGCTTCGTCAGTGATGGTAATAAAAGCTGTTTTCTTTTCCATTTTATATATTATATAATTGTTCTTTTATATAGTTTTTCTAATTTTTATTTAATTTTGCTTAAATTTTGGAGGCAAAAAACGCGACCTTTTCTTTTTAAAGTAGTTTTCTATGTAAAATTATGGAAAAATTAGGGTAAAAAAAGATTGATTGAAAAATTGAAGTAAATTTTTGTGTAAAATTAGAAAAAAATTAGAGTAAAAAAGTTGAAATAAAAAAACTGAAGTAAAAAAATTGTAAAATTAGAAAAAAATTAGAACAATTTAACAAAATATTAATAAAA